ATGACACCCAACCGAAACGTTCACCCGCGCAAAGCACGGCGCGACTTCCTGACAGCAAAAAAGGCTACCCTCAAACACTCAGCCTACCGCGCCTACAAATACCCAACCAAACACTTCGTCCAATACCTCGAGCGAGAAGGCGTCGAATCTATGCAAGAGATGGACGGCTACCTAATCGAGCAGTGGAAACTGAACAGGCAAAAAGATGATCTCGCACCCGCCACGTTCAAAAGCAACGTCAAGCACATCAAAACGTTCGTGAATTGGTGCGAGAGTTCCAGCCTCGTCGAGCTGGGCATCGGTGAGAAGATCGACATACCGCAGATCCCAGAAGCCGATCAAGCCAGCCACAAACACATAACGCTCCAGACGGCACAGGAGATTCTTGGCTATCTTGAAACCTACCAGTATGCCTCGAGACAACACGCGCTGTTCTACACGCTCTGGGAGACTGGCTGTCGAATCTCAGGAGCTATCGCTCTCGACATTGGTGACTTCTATCCCGCAGAACGGAAGCTCGAGTTCGTCGACCGGAAGGAGCAGGGAACGTCGCTCAAAAACGGACCCAAGGGAGAACGCAACGTCACGATCTCCGAAGAACTGATTGGCGTCCTAAACGATTACATCGAGGTCCATCGTGAGGACGCGAGAGACGACTACAACCGGCGGCCACTCTTCACTACGAGAACCCAACGCCTCACGCGGCAGCGGGCGTACAAGAACGTCGTGGCCTTCTCGCGCCCGTGCGTGTACACGAACGACTGCCCGCATAACAAAGACATAGAGACGTGCGAAGCAGCTCAGAAAAAAGCGAAAGCCTTCGGCTGTCCGTCGTCAACATCAATGCATCCCATTCGCCGGGGAGCAATAACACACCACCTCAATAGCGGATGGCCCAAAGATAAGGTCAGCGACCGATGCGACGTCAGTATCGAAACTCTCGAGAAACACTATAACGAGCAGACAAAAGAGGACGAGAGAGAGACTCGAATGAAGTACGTCGATCGGTTGTAAGTTGGCCCGGAGGCCAGCGTAAGGAATAGTGGCCCGAAACTCCTGAATTTCGCACTTTCAAGAAAAACGGAGTACCAGGCTCTGTTGAAATCCTTCAGAGCGGATACGAACTGCGTGCTGAATACACAGCGCGTATCGTCCACGAGGGATCGCTCTATTCGTGGTCGTAACCACGGACTGATCAAACGGCTATCCGGTGTCTATTTGAGCCAATAGAGTGGCATCGAGGGCCTCAAGAATTATATCATTTCAGTCAGAACATCCAGATTGGTTATAGGAGTGAGCGCTACCGACCAATATCCAGACGACTGGGATGAACGACGCCAACGCGTCTACAAACGGGACGGATACAAATGCCAAATCTGTGGAACCAGAGGAGGACCGGGTGGGAATACAAGACTACATGCACATCATAAAACGCCTGTTTCTGAGGGTGGATCCCACCGGCTTTCGAACCTGATTACCCTCTGTCCAAGCTGTCACAACGATCAACACGACCACGACATCCTTGCCTGGACTAACTCTTCAAATTCCAAGAGGAGATCGTCGACCTTGTCTGACTGGGAACGCTACCAACGCGAGAAGAAGCACCGCACAAAAACTACACCTTGTGATAACTGTGAGGTTCTCGTAACGGAGCCGTATGCATTAAAGTACTCTAACATAACTGGCGAGCTCAAGCGCTGTTATAACTGTGGTGGTGACGACCTTCTTCCATCTAAGCGCGAGCCGACCTCTGTGTTTGAACTTGATCCTGATCAAGAACCCGGTGTTGTTGCATATGCCGTCGGGATCTTGATCATCGTGGCCAGTATCTTCCTCCTCATCAACTACTGGCAAATTTTCTTATCCGCCATTGTCGCTATAGTCATCCTGAAGCTGGCCATTAGCTGATTCAGGGTGTGAAATCAACGGTGACTAACCGTTGACCACATCCTCTGTATGCAGCACGACGCGCGAAACCTATCATCACTTGAGGACTTCAACAGAGCCGAGTACCAGGTATCTGGGGAGTTTGTAGGGGAAACCGTGAACTCAGGATCTATCACTTTCGGGGTTCGGAAAAAACGCGACCACGGGGTTTACGCGGCCTTGGTTCTTGAGAATAAAAGCCAATTCCAATTTCAACTCGGTTGACGAGACCTGTAACCTCACAGCAGTAGAAAAACCGTTAGAAGTCCCACGAGAACGACTGCAACCGTAATCCACACCCGTCTGTCCTTTAATTTTGATTTAGAACTCGAAGGAGCAGTCTGATGCCCCCGTCTGAGTTCAGGGCCGAGCGTATTTGTTTCAGCGATGTTTGGACAATTGTGGTTCTCCGGCAGCTTGTGCTTCTTACAATGGACTCGCCCACAGTAGTTGCACGTATAGGGCATATTGGTACCTTCTCCGCAGACACTGCATTTTGCCATAGAATATTGTCAATCGGGAATTGTTATAATACATAGTGAGTGAACGGATCACCGATAAGATCCTGCTTGATCTCTTTGACGCCCCGTTCTCGATCCATTCCGATCGCACGGAGATGCTGATACGCGATTGTGGGATTCATTGAGCTGTACTCATAGTGCGCGTAGAGATCGAACGTACCATCCTGGTTGTCGAACACCCAGACGTGCGTCTGCCAGAAGGCAAGCGCATCTGGGATCAGTGGGCTGCCGCTGACTCGTTTCGCCCACGAGGTAACTTCGTAGTCCTCGTCAGCACGATCACCGCGATACTTGAGGCCAGCCAGCACGTTTCTGTCGTATCCTGCCTCGTGCAAGAACGTCTCAATCTCCTCGAGTGGCGCTTTGACCGTACAGGCATACTCAGCGCTTACAGCTCTGTTGACCGTGAAGAGGCCCAACTCTCGAGCCTTCCCGTCAAGAGAAGGGAGCACAGCTGCCCGGAATCCATTCCAGTAGGAATGTTCTGGTCCGAGAAGCGCCCCGTCAAAGACGTAATAGAAAACGTAGAACGCTGCGAATACCGCTATACCTAACGCTACCTGTTGAAAGAGAATGTCGTCAATCATTGGAGAGATAGTTGCTACTCTTCGTCCTCAACAGACTGCGTATCTAACATGATCTGATCGAGTAGCTCTTTCCCACCTACGCCACCAGGATTCAGATTAGCGTTAGCCGGGCTGTACTCGAGATACTCTGCTACGTGTTCGTTTTCGCTCTCGAGAACATCAAACGATTTCTCCGTGTCCACTTCATCGGAAACGGGGTGGGTTCCCGAACCAACATCTGCTTTTCCAATGACGTTTCCATCTACGTCGACAACGACGAACTGTCCAGTTTCAGAATTGTATTCCTTCATTTGAATAACTCCATTTAATAGCCGCTAATTATCGCTTCAATCGTCTCAGTTGTACACAACATCCTGTCCGATCATGAGCGCATACTCAATCCATTCCACGAGATTCGTGATGTCTTCGTTAGTCACGACCGCGTAGTACCACCCTGGTGGAACAATGAACGGCGTACCCAGTTTGAAACCTGAGTTGGTCGAATTGAGGTCCCAGTGAATCAGGTTGTTCTGTTCCACGGTGGGTGAAATTGAAATCTCGTACCCTCCTCGATCGCTGAACGATGCGTAGACAACGGTCGGATGATCTGTCTGATTCTGATACCACGTATTGGGGCTACGGCTAATATCCCCAGCAGACATGATCCACGGGCCACCGCCGCCGTTAGTCGTCTTGAGATCGACGTACTCCTTCGTGACTGCGTGCTTGTCGTGAGTAACAGGCGCGTCGACGAAGACCTGCGGCGTGATGACCCGGTTCTCGTTCAGAAAAATTCCCTCATGCTGAATATCGCCGGTCACAATGCCGCCACCAAGAGGCAGTGCACCCGTTTGAGTCGCATTCACGTTGTGTGGGTTACTGTAGTCTGGCAGGTGGTCGTTGACAGCAGTTGCAACGCTGTTGTGAGCATCTCCAAGGGCGTTGAAATTCGAGGTACTCGGCGCACCAACCTGCGTATTCGTGACGTTGTGTGGGTTGTCCGTTCTCGTCTCGTGATTGTTGATCTGATTACCGATGTTGTCAATGTCAATTTCGTTGTCGTCAACTCGATCACTGAGCAACTGTAACTCGGCTTCTGTCTGCACCAGTTCAGATAGGTATGCAACTTCGCGCCAGTCAGCGGCACTCTGGTCATAGATCGCCAGCCTGCTGTTGTCGGAACGCCAGAACAGTTCGCCGTCTTCTGGGCTTCCGGGATAGTTCGATCCCGAGCCGGACTCGAGGCGCGTGTTCGTCAGAGAAACCAAGTGGTCGAGATCCTTCTGTGCGTGGTGATTGAAGAAGTTATCCCACTCATCAACGGGCTGTTCGCCATCTGTGTAGCTGTATCCGGTGGGATATTCCACCCCAGAGCTACCCCAGGTTTTCAGATTAGAAATGTAGTTTGCCATATGTCAGTTTAAGATTCCAGAGTAAGTGCCACCGTTACCGTTCGGTTCACCAAACTCGTCTAACCCATCGTATCCGAGTTCGGAGTCGTGCGAGAAGCCTGCGTCGTCGTAGTCCTCCGGCGTAATGTACGTGAATGTGCCTCGGAACGTCAGATCGACTCGGTAGCCAGCAAAGACTGTCTCGTTGAAAATTTCTCGAAGCTCATCTTGGTCAAGATTTGTCGAATCCAGCGCCGCTTGGGGAAATTCAATGACGACGACACCGTTCTCTAAATCTTCGCTATACTGAAGAGCTGAAATGTTAACGTCGAGAATCAGCGCAATAGACTCGAGAAGGTCAGATATTGTCCCTTCACCGGTCATGAGAGAGAACCGATTCAGAACACGGGGACGGTAGTTATCGATGCAGTCCTCAGATTTTGGATTGACATCGACGAGTTTCGCTAACTCGAATAGCTGATCGATCGAAGTTGCGTTCTGTGGAGTCGTTGCATTTGTGACTTCCACGATGTCCTCCTCGAGAGCATCAATGGCGTGTCCAACTACATCGAGAAGTTCGTAGTTAGGGCTGGAGGGATCGTTCGGCATGAACGGGGGGAGTTCCCGCGCCATTTCATCTCCGTTGTTGCTTAATTCCTTTTCAGACATCAGGCCTCACTCCGAGTAATCGAGATCGAGCCATCCAGCGCGTCACTGGTTGCTCGCTCATTAAACGCAATTTCAACGTTGCTGGTTCCAGTCGGCGGATCTGTAGTGCCCACGGTCAGCGACGTTACGTCATGGACGCCTCGAACGTTGTAGATCGCGGTCTGGACCCTGCCGATCAGAACATCATCACCGACGCCCAGTCCTCCTTCAACTGGATTCCCGGACGAAGCCAAGCCGCCAATATACGAGACAACCGAATCACGAACAGCTTCATCGCCTTCGTACTCGTCGTCAACCTCGAGTTCTATATCGACGTACACCTGGACCACGTTCGGCCTCGAGAACATGACTTCGTGCGTCTGCCCGTTCGGAAGTTCACCTTCCACTTGGACGAGAGTGCCATTTGCACCGCCATATGCCGTATCAGCTGCACCCTTTTTGTCGATAATCATCTGGCCGATCTCTTGTTCGTCTCCGCCCTCCACGACCAATTCAAACGAATGATCGGGAAGGCCGCCAGCTGCCGTGAGGTCAACACCAGAGTCGTTAATGAAAATGCTAACACTTCGAACATTTGGAACTGAACCAATAGCCGTGAGGAGTGCTGGCGCAGTGGCCGCAGATCCCTCAGCAAGATCCTTCTTTGCTCGGTTTCGAAGGTCCTCATCAAGCTCTTCTTCGCGACCACCATCAGTGGTCTGTGAGTTCGTAACCGCGTCAATTCCAGTCGGCGGCGACGGCATGACAGTCAACGAGTTAGCGCCAACGTTTCCATGAGCACCGCCCTCCGTAGCGCGAATCGATACAGTGACTTCCAGGTCTCCAGCAGGTAGAACTGCCGTTTCAGTGGTTTCGAAGCGAACTGGGTCGATCTCATCTGTCTGGAGGACCGTTCCCGAAGGAATCGTGTAATCAACGCCGCCCACGGAATTGCGCGAGAAGGTCGCCTCACCAGTTGCTTTGAGCGCTTCACGACGCCGAACACCGATTAGAGCCGTGAGAAGGTCCAGTGCCATACCTTCTGCATACTCGAGTTGTGCAGAACTGAGAACCAGTCCAATGTCGTCCTGAGTTTCTGCCAGCCTGTTCGCAATGGGCTGGTAGAAGAGCCGAATAACAGCCAGCTGTTCGTCGTTCAGATCGTCGCCGAAATAGTCCTTTGCGTCTTCCAACAGTGCATCGAGAATATCGTTGGCACTGTCGGACTGAAATTGTCCGTCTATGATTGTCATTCTATTGTAAATTTAGACCAAACGTTTCTCCGGTCAGGTAGACGACAGAGACGTCAATTGCATCGGGAATATCAACGCTTGGCTCAACGACCACAGAAGAAATATCCTCGAGTCTACCGTTCTGTCTCGCAATTCTGTCAACCTGTAACTCTACCCGACTCAGCGCTTCAGAGCTGTTGAACGTGCCAATTTCCTCATAGAAAAACGTAGTTAGCCAGATAGAGAGTGACTGTTCGAACTGCTTCCGTCCTTCAACCATCTCGAGGTCGTTCCGTGCCCCGATGATGATCTCAAAGTTTTCGTCAATCGCTATATCCTTCATTCTGCGTTCGTCTTTTGCGTAAATTCGGGTGTCACGTTCGTGACTTTCCCATCGCCGTCTTTCGATACCACAATATCCGTTATCAGCGGGACACCCCCGTTCCCGAGTGAAATAGAGTCACCGTCAACAGTCACGTTTCCAGATGCTGTAATATGAACATCGTAACTGCCACTGGATCGCTGTACACGAATCTCGGTCTCATCGTCGAACTTGAAGCAGAAATCACCCTGACCCAAATCCGTGGGAATACTAAACGAAGGTGGACTGTGCGGGAAGCGAGCGACAAATTCGCGGTCTGTTTCAGTGACCTCCACGATGTCGCCTTCCCTCGGCACTATCCACATACCAGAGGCCGGTGTCAGGAAGCGCATCCGACGACCTTCGCTACGTGGCGTCACGGCCACGTTCACGTAGATGTCTTTGCTCTCTTCCTCTATGGTAACAGATGTAATTCTACCTAATGTCGTCATTTATCCCTCCACGAAGTCCGCTATCGAGTCGTACACAATGTCACGACGACGATCAACCATCACAGCCTTCGACTGAATGTCACCGTCTGGAAGGCCGCCTACCGTCGCCGTGATCTGCCATCCGACCCTGGTATTGATGTCGTGCTGGATCTCGTTGACGACGAAGTGTCCGCCGTCTACGTTGTCGTCACAGTGCTGCTCGATTTGGGGAGACACGAAGATCGAATCGCCGATCCCCAGCTCGACCAAGTGAACACTGTCCGTTGATGCAATTCCGTTGAAGACGATGTTGCCGTTCTTGTACCGAGCATACTCATTGATGAGAACACCCCGGACGTATCGTTCGAGCGCCGTTGCAGATCGAACCCTGATTGGTTCATCGAACGAGATAACTTTGTCTCCGTCACCCACCCACGCTTCAGCCTCTGGATAGAGATTTGCAGTAGACCGGTCAGCGCTGCGGTATCTCCACGAAGACCCCCTTGCCGTCACTTTGTGAGCGTGGCTGTGCCCTCGAGTGACGTTGTACTGCTGAATGACGTACTTGTCTATCGAGGGATCTCCGTAGATCGGAATTACTCGGGTATCAGCGAGTTCGGGAAGGCCGATCCACAACGTTCCGTCAGTCTTCACCCACGGAACCAAGCCAAACTCATTGCATACCTGGAATAAGGCATCAAGTAGGGGAGTATCCTCGAACTCGAATCCGCCCTGATAATCGGGAGCATCGACGTAGGGCATGAGATCCATCGCCGTCTCGATCTTCCATACATTGTAGTTCTCAACGAATCGGCGCAACCGAGATAAGCGACTGTTGCTGCCCTGCGTCCTTTCTGCGGTTGTCATCGCATCCTCACTCAGATTGACGAGTTGGTTGATGATCGCCCGATTGTTGAATGAATCAGCGCCCTCAACGCCTTCGTCGATGTAGTCAACCCGTGTAATTGCGTTGTGGGGATCATCGATCATACCCACGATCTTCTGGATAGCGTCGTCGACGGTCACGCTGTCCCAGACCTGAGTAATCGTCGTTCGATTAAGTCGGGTCAGTGGATCACTGAGCGTCACCCACGCCTGCTGGTCGCCCTGAACCGTTCGAACCTCTTCTGGATCGTAGACGTATCGTCCCTGATCGACTCCACCAACAGAGATGATTACAGGCTCGTACTCGAGGCCCTCCTCTTCGTGCCGATCGACGAGCAGAGCCGCCGCCTCTCTCGAGATTTTCACACGGGCGTACGAGAAGCGGTCGCGACTAAGGCGAACACTTGCCTCGTACGCACGAAGCTTGACGCCCGTCCGCAAGAAGCGTAGCTCGAGGCCGTTCTGAAAGTCACAACTCTGAGTCATAGTTAGCTGCTCCTTCCGTAGCCCATCGTTCTACCAGAGGCAGGAGTGAAAGAAGAAGAAGAGCGCCCATCGTCAACGACACCCTTGTTGTAGAATCTGAGGTGCCCAGCCTCGTCGAGACCGGTACTGACGAGATCCAGATTATAGCTCCACAAATACTGCTCAGTCATTGGGTCCCAACCGATCGGTCCTTCGTATTCGCCCTTTACGACGCGGATCTCACCGGAGAATCCCGGTGTGATTAGGTCCGCTGTCTGATTGTGGTCGAGTACGTTTTCAAATGCCTGCAGCTCGTTCTGACGCAACTTGCCAGAGACATGGATCTCACGGTTCTTTCCATGAATTTCGAAAACATCCTCGAGACCACAGAAGTTGGCGTGTCGCACAAGGTTCCGCTCCTTCCCGATCTGAATACGCTCGGGAACGAAATGGGGTCCAAAATAGATGCCGTTTCCTGAGATACTAAACGGAGACTGACTCCTTAGTATATCCAGGGCCGTGTTATATCTTGAATTGAAGCTATTAATTGCGCTTGAGATCATATATTAGGTTTAGAAGGTCGGTCTCTTCGTGCCGACATCGTAGTCAGCTTCCTGCCGGTAGAGTCCGGGGAAGTCGTCTTTCATCTTGTTGTACTCGTCCTTTCCAACGTCGCCCTGAATGTTGATGACCGTCGTTCCGCCAGCAACGGCACCCGCAGGTGCCCCACCGAAACCGCCACCAAAGCCAGAACCAGCGCCCCGGTCACCAGTGTCAATGTCGGACGTGAATCCTTCAACAGCAGACATGGCTGCTGCTGCACCCGCAATTGCGAGAACGGCACCAACACCGGTCAGACCGAGTAAGAGCGCCTTTGCCTTCGCCGCACCCACAAGGGCCGCCGTGTAAGCGTAGATCGCGCCGGTTGCCTGTAGGATCGGCGCAATCATCGCAATGAACGCGCCAGCGAGTCCCATCGTCTTCATGACCGCCATGAGCGCCAGCGCCTTCGTCATTGCCGCAATAAAGACCGTGAATACGACCAAGAAGGCGGCCATTCCAGCCACCCACTTGTTAGTCAGAAGGTTCGCGATTCTCGAGATGACATCTGCAACGGGCTGGAGTACACCGATCAACAGGCCCCAGAGCATGAAGATACGGTAGACCAGAATCAGGAACGACTTACCGACACTCAGCACCTGAACGATCGCGTTCTGATTCTCGTACAGCTCGTCGACGAGCCACCCGAAGAAGTCGAGAAGCTTCTGTCCCATGAGCTGCCCGAACCGAGAGGTTAGTTGTGAGATTTGAGGCTGAAGTTGAACTGTCTTCAGAATCAGCGCATCAATCCAGCTAATAATTCCCTCTCCATGTCGACGGAGCGCGGGGACGAAGACCATGAGCTGTTGGAAGCTCCCGGTTAAGCGACCGAGTGCGTGAGGCGCTTGTCGGAAGAACGAATCCATGACAGGCGCGAACGTCTTCGTGACCGGCTTGAAGACTTTGAACAGCTCACGACCGAACAGGCGTAAGCGGACTTGTGCCAAGTGCAGGCTATCCGCAGCGTTTTCGCCGAAGCCAATTATTCCAAGAAGGCCCACGGATAGCCCCGCTGCTGCCGTTGCACCCATCGTCGCAGCCATTCCCATGATGGCCGTGTATGCGACCGCCATGAACGGCATGATGAACGCGAAGAGGTCTTGCGATAGCTGCCCTTTCGGGATCAGCCATTTGTGAGCGCCCTTCCCAAGCCTACGGAAAATGGAACCGTCATCATCGTCGCGGCCTCCACCGCCAAGTCCCGGAAGGCCTGGACCACGACCACCGCCACCTGAGCCTCTTCCTCGAGACATGACATTCTCGAACAGTTCATTCGGAATGATGCTCGCCGCAAGGTTGCGGTTACGAACCTCTTGTCGGCGTCTCTGTCTTTGAGCTGCCGCTAAGACGGACGTATCCCCAACATTAAACTCTCGAGTTGGCTGCACCGCACTTCCCTCTATTCGACGAGCACGACGGTTAGATCGAGCAATGTTTCCTAAGAAGTCGTCCTGTGCAGCCAGTGTATTCTGAACTTGGCGCTTCCGTTTCAGCGCCTCCATCTTGGCAATCGTCTTGTTCAGCTCATGGTCGTGTGTCTTGATGTAGACGTTCTCGATGCCACTCAGATTCTCAATCTTCGCCTTTGTCTCCGTAATTTTCCTGTCACCGAAAATCTGGAGCATCGTCTCGATGACTTCATCGATCGACTCCATTCGGAGCTTCAGGTTCTCGATGTCTCCCTTGCCCTTGATGTGGAACTCGGGAGTGATCGTCTTCTTGCTAATCTTATCGAGTCGCCGCTCAAGACGCTCGAGAGTGCCCGAGAAATTATCGATAAGATTGACGGTGACTCGTACGTTATTCTTGGTCATCTGATCCTACGTTAACATAAGTAGTTGTCTCTGTCCGGCCACCGCCGTTCGGTCGTGCCATACTGTTCAACTGACCGCTGCCAGAACCGGAACCGGCGCTGTTCATCGCAGCCTCCTGCTCTTCCTGCTCTTTGACCATGCTCAGTTCCAGCACCATTCGCTGGAGCGGCGTCAGTTCGGCCTGCGTCACCGCAAGGGGAACGCCAGCCTTTGCTGAAAGGAGATAGACGTTAGCGGCTGGCCCCTCTTCCACGAAAGCGCTCAGCGTCTCGAATGTCACCCGCCAGATCGAGAACCTCGCCGCCTAACTCAACGGAGTATCCGCCGACCATGTTCTCAACCATGAAATCGACTTCCTCCTGGGTGTGTCCCATTGACTCTCCGTCGATACCGAGCTTCGCGGCCTTCTGCATCAAGAGCACGAAATCTTCATCGAACACTGAAATGTCAATGGGTGCGCCTTCGCCGTGCTCTTTTTCTGCCTCTTCTTTCGCCTCACGGATCTGCTCAATAGCTTCCTCCTCGTCAATGTCGAGAAGTTCCTGCATCAGCGCCGTGATCGGTAAGAACTCTGCATCGACGAGAGGCCGGAGAACAACCTCAACCTCTTCGCCGAACATTTCGAAATCCAGTGTCTCGCGGTAGGTTTTCCCGCGAACAACCATATCGTAGAGTTTCGATCGACTCTTTTCTGACTCGTTAGTGTCACTCATAGTAAATTAAATTGCGTATATAGAGACCGCTTGAATGGGGAAACGCGGGATCGCCCGCCTTCTGGAGCGAAGACGTGCTACTGTTCAGAACCGCCTACTGTGGATTCGTGTCGCCGTCTTTCGACATTGCCACGAACTCGAACGCCGTTTCCGTGGTCTCACCAGACGTAACTTCGTAGCCCTGATTCGTCACCAAAACCGTGTCATACGACGTTGGGCTGCCATCGAGGTGCGTAATGATGATGGCAGGCAGGACTTTGGGAACGCCGTTCTCATCAAAGAACTTCGGCTCGAGATCCTTCTTGTTGCCCTTGATCGTCATGTTGCCACCGTACTCGATCCGGTTAATAGAGAACCCGGACGGGATGATGTTGCCCGCACCATAGATCGTCTCAATTTCAATGTCCTTGCTGACACTGAGCTGTTCCACTGGGACCTGTTCCTCACCGACGTTCACACGAATGTCTGCCGCTGATTCTTTTCTGTCAACCATAGAAGATTAAAGTAGTAACTGCAAATCGCTCGAAAAGCGCTCAAAAACGAGATTGGCTTATTCGACCTCGCCTGCCGTGACCACTGCGCGGATGTTGCGCAGAGGCTTGACCGTCTCAATGCCCACGTTCACGCGAGCTTCCATCGCGCTGATCGGCTCAACCTCAATGTTGTAGCCGGTGATAGCGTTAAGCTCGAGAAGTGCCTTGAGTTCGGACTTGATCGTCTCTCGGAGCGCGTTCCGAGACGACTGAGTGTGAAGTTCGCCAATATAGGTGTCCGAGTTATCGTTCACGACCACGGTAACGTAGTCAGTGACAAGTCGGGAGATCCCCTGTCGGAACTCGGATTCCTCGTTGTTGGAATCCTCAACCGTCGTCATATCGTCGATGACGAGCGCTCCAGCCCGCTCGTTCTTGATCGGATTAACTCGCTCCGAGGAGAGCAACTCCATTTCGTCACGGCTCAGAGAGACAGATAGATCACGCACAGTCGACAGGCGCTTGCGCATCGGACTGGCGTTCATGCCGAGTCGGGATCGAAGGCCGATGTAAGAACCAATGATACTCTCACCGTCAGCATCAGTGGCTGGATACACGAGCTGTACTCGAGAGGAGTCGAACGAATTGCTGTATGACGAAACGTCGTTTTGATCGACGTCTGCTCCAGCAATGGCAATAGCGAAATCTCCGTTGGACTCCATGTCCTTCACCGCGTCATGGAGATAGCCTGCAACTGCTTCGTCGGTTTCCACAAGTCCAATGAAATCCAGACGGTCGCCTTCCTCTTCGATCAGCGCGTCGATCGCTGATTCATAGTCTGCTGGTAGCGACCCACTGGGTGCAACTGCATAGACCGGGAACGCGCCCTCTGCGAGCGCATTTCCGATGTTCACAGCAAGCGGGCTTTCTCGACCGAACACCGTCTCAGCAGCTGGTGCGCTGGTAATTCTGTGAACTTCATTAGCAGAAGCGGTCCCATCGATGAGATCAGCCTGACCAACCAGACCAGTCTCACCGGGGGAACCGACATTGACGCCAACAGAGCGCGAACTCTGGACAGTAGTCTGTACGCCGGGTAGAATAGTATTTCCAATAGTAACCATATTGTAGATTAGATAAACCGCAAAAACGGAGAGCGAGAGAGCTACTCCGCGTTGACGTTGCGCTCGATCGACTCGAGGGTGTCAACGTCGTCGTTGGTGACTTCCTTGACGTAGCGGAATGTCACCGTCTGGTCCGTCTCGAACCAGTTGGGTTCTTCAGTTGGCTTCGAACGAGAGAGACCGTCGCCAACCTGCCACTCGAACGTATCCTCGTGGAATTGTTCGGGTCGATATTCGTAGGGGAGAAAGACCTCGTGAACCATGTTCACCAGCTCGTCACGCCCTTCCTCGCCCCAGTGGGGTTCATCGGCCATGCGGATCTGCTCGTCGTCGTACGTCTTGATCCAGAGATCCAACCGCATTTCAAAATATGCGTGAAGGACTTCTGAGACGGCGTTCCCGTTCTCGTCACGAGTAACACCGGCATACGGATTGTTGCCTTGCAGTCGATCGAGACGCCGGGTAGTCCACGAAACAATGACACACGGAAAGTTCTGGAACTCGCCGCCACCCTCCGTTCGAACAGTAACGTCAGAAGGCAAATTCTCGCTGAGAACTTGAACGGTACGCTGTATGGCCTCCTTCTCGTTCACTTCCCACCCCCGAACTGGGATCTCAATTCCTTCTCAATGTGCTTCGATACCGTGTCAGCCGCATTCCGCTCCATATAGAAGTGTGCAGCTTCCATGTACCCAATTCCCTGTAGACCTTCGCGCTTGATCTTCTCTTGAAGCTTAAACGCTCGATCCACAAGCTCGGGATCTAAACTGTCAATGTCCATAACTCGCCATAATGTCCTGCTATTCGCTGTCGTCCAATACCAGATTCAGCTCCTTGATGTAGCGACTGGATACCAACTTCCTACGGAGCATCTTCAAGCGGCGCTCTGGTGGCGCTGATTCGCTTTCATGAAGGTTGGTACGGACTTGTTCGGGAAGGTCGCCGTCGTCGATCGGAACCTCCATGTCCACCTCTTCGTACGGCGCTATCTCGCGCTCGAGTTGCGTGCGGTATCGACCGTCGTAGTCAAATTCCCAGGGATCGCCGTGAACGACGCCCTGCTCACCAACGCGGTCTACAAACTCGAGTCTCATTAGTAGTTGATACCCATTCTGTCTAATTCAGCCTTTGCCAGATCAGACGGCTCGAAGAGATTCAGCCACGTTTCCATCAGATATGGGTGAACGGTGGCAATTCGCTCAATGTTATCGGCCACATATCGACGATCTCCGGCTTCTGAGACCTGTGTACGCATGATCTGCGTCATGACCGCAGCCGTCTCATGTGTATTCGTCATTCCGTAGCCATCGTACAATGCTGTGTACCAGCCAAGATCCTCATTGCCAGTGCCGTACTCCTGGCTTCTCGCATAGATGTGTGTATACAGCGTCCGATTCAGCGCCTCTGCGTACGCCAGACGGGGATTTGATTGCATATCCGTCGTCAAGTACTGCTGACCGTCTAACGGCCCCTCGAACGAAGCACTGCCCCCTACTCGCTCCCAAACATCGACCGTCGCACCGACTGGATTGCCCTCAGAGTCAACAGAGAAGAAATCCGGGTTGTTCACCTCAGTGTCTCTGACCTCGTACTGCCACTCGTCCGGTCCAACCTGAAACGGCTGGTCGTTGGTAAACTCGTACGTGGTCGGGAACACCGCATCGTCGAACATGATGTCGATCTGGTCGCCTTCCCGAACTTGTGGGTTACTCGGGTCGAATACCTCGGGTCCGGGCTGATCCACGATCTCACTCCCAGGGGTGGGATCGAGACCGTCAACGTAATCGGGGACCGTCTCAACAATATGATCCCACTCTATCGGTGTAGTCCTGTTATCATGGCTGTATAGCATGAACAGCTCGGGATCTCTGTGCAACTGGTAGTCGTCAGTAAATCCATCTGGATTGACGGTCCACTCGAGAAGATTACCACGCCGGTACGTCCCCAGTTGTGAGTGATCTTTGTCGCTGCTGTAATCGTATCCCTGGGCGTTGATCCACAGGTGCATTAACTCGTGGTTCCACACATCCAGGTGTCTGTTCCGCTCGTAGTACAGACCGCCTTGCTCCACGAACGGTTGCGTACCAAAGTAGTCGTCTCCGTCTAATTGTGGCGGACCAGCCTCGAGAATGTGCGCGTTCTCGCTCCGATCAGAGGGTAACTGACCGATCTGTCGAAGCCTCTCAGTGGCACGCATGACCGAACGGGGATTCTTGTTCGCATCAACGAATTTCAGATAGGTGTCGTCAATCGCGTCAAGATCAGCCTGTGGCAGTTGCTCGTACGCGAGGCCGTACGGTGCATCCATGCCTGGACCTCGATTCACTTGATCGAACAGAGACCGAATGAGATCCATCTGATCGGCAGGTGCGAGATCATCCCACAGTTGCCCGCCCAGTAGTCGCCATGAAGAGCTGCCGTCCCACGGCACTTCGACGAGTTGTCCATCAACTTCAATCAGAAGGTGGGAGTCAAACTTTCCGCGCACGATTCCGTTCGAGAACGCGGAGGACTCGAGATCCAGAACACGCAGCTTCTGCCCGTAGAAGAACTCGTCAAAATCTCCCTTCAGGCTATCCTGATTGAAAATGCGGTAGCCTTCTGGAACGTCTGCGCTCTGCGTACCGGTGCCGCCACCAGGACCGGGACGAAGTTTTGGACTTCCCCCGAACCCACTCGTCCCGAACTTGGTCATCAAGTAGAGGATCAGAGGTGCGAGCGGCGGCCCACGCGCTCCGTACTGCGCTCCGTGCTCGAGTGGGGCCGCGTGGTCAGATGTGTTCGCGAGGATTGCTATGCGGCCTCTGGGGTCCTTCTTCGAGTTCGTTTGAAACGAACCGATCAGATCCCACTGCCAGATGGCATCGCGTTGGACGATCCGATCGGTGGCAACGTCTTCGCCACGTTCAACGATCTGCCACGAGGCATCGCGCATCCCCTTCTCAATAGAGCGTTTTATTGTCCGGGGAACGCCGCCGTCGTCGACACTAACGTTGAATCTGAGCCTCTTTGCCATCCACTACCTCGAAAATTATTGCTCGACGAAGCGCTGCATCTGTCCCTCGATGTGTGTCTCGTACGGGACCAGCGTCTCGAGTTCCCACAACTGCTTGTCAGCGTTTGGGTTCTCTGGATAGCGCTCGAGAGGGATCTCGATTATATCTTTCTCCTGCACAACAGAGTCGTGCTTGAAGAATATGTGCGGCTCCCAGTAGACGCGCTCTCCGTAGCGCTCTTCGTATCGATCGGGACGCGCACCACCCGGACTCGTGCCGGGATAGTACATGACCGCAAGCTCGTCATCCGAGACGAGGATCTTCTCATCCTCCCCCTTCCCGTACGGGTCATTGTAACCAAGATCGACTTCACGCCATACTTTCACCTCTCGAGCAGCACGCTCGAAGATCAGGTTGATGACGTTGAGTCGGGCATCAATAATTCGAGACATTAGTTGTCACCGTACGTCCGATCCATGCGACGAACTGAACGAATACCATGACCGCTTGTCCGAGCACGAAGGTTTGCTATGTGCGTGTCAATCTTCTCGTACCAAACACGGGTGATGTCACGAACGGGAAGCTGGTGGATCTTCACTGATCCAATGTTGAAGTCCAGGCCCTCGAGTTCGCCCATGTAAATTTTCGAGAAGAGCGCAGTAGTCCAGAAAAGCGCACGTTCGGCGCTCCGGTGCTCGTATTCGTAGAAGTTGGAGATGTCCAAGGCTGCCTCAGCACGAACCTCGTGTTTTGCAGTTTGGATCATTTCGCGCCACGTCTCATCAGCCATTACTGCATCGGAGTACCCGGTCAGAGATCGTAGCTCAATTATTAGTTCTGTGTCACTGTTTGCCATATCGTACTAAAGAAAATCATCCGGTATCCGGTGTCCTCCGAACTGATCCAATTAGTGGATCAGGCGACGTTGGTCATGTGGAACTTCACGCCAGCGAGTGGGTCAGCGATAACCGCACCGTAGCGGACAGATCCGTAGCTGCCGAGCAGCTGTCCAGGGTCGCCAACGGGACCGCCAAACTCACCCTGAGTGAGCTGAACGGGCCGAGCCTCGTGGAAGTAGATCGGCTTCTCGTCGGCAGCGATGACGTGAACTTCGTCGTCGGTGAGCCACGCCGTCTGCATGAGATAGACACCATCAACGCGCATCGTGGTGTCCGGGAGCGCAGTGCTGACAAGCCCTTCCGCCTCGGGAATGAGGTACTGCGCGTCGTACGCAAGTTCGTCGACGAACTCAGCCGCCATGTCGCTGCTCATGAGCGCAATGGTGGGGCGCTTGCCGTGGTGCCGAATCTCCTTGTTGGCCTCACGGATGTGGGCCGTGGCCGAGTGTTGATCGGCGTCACCGAACAGCGCCTCGGTGTCGGCGAAGACGTGGTTGTGACTCTTGGTGAACGTGTAGCTTCCGTAGTCTTCTGGTTCGAACCAGAGGTTGGTGCCGTCCGCCCAGCCATCGCGAACAATGTCGAAGAGAACTTCGTGCTCTTTCTGGAGAGCGCCCTTGACGAGCGTCTCGTACTGTCGGCGAACGATGTCAGCCGTGTTGTCCTCAATGAACTCCTGGGAGAAACCGAGAGAGCGTCCGTACTTTTTGACGGAGAACGCCATTTCAGTGGACTCGAGTCGCCCGGTGCGAGCGTGCTCACCCTCAGCGAGTTCTTCCCACGTCATGTCCCCCGTGTGGACACGGAAGGTGCGCTCAGTGACCGTCTGAGCCAGAAGCTCGCGGAAAGGCCGTTCCGCTTCGTTAAACAGATCGATTTCAGCAACGGCGTCCAGCAGAAGGTCAGAGAGCGGAACGTCGTCCTTGGTGGTGATTTCGCGGTAGATTGCCATAGAAATATCTAAGAATTTAAATTATCAGCAGAGAGTTACTCGCCAGATCAGGCGGTGTGGGTGTGCGGCTGAACGGCCAGCATAATGCGGTCTTCAGTCAGCGCCGTACCGACAACCTGAACGAGATCGCCAGCACTCGAGGGTGCCGTCTGCGTGTAGCCGCCACCAACATCGAGATAGACGGGAAGTCCGGGAGTGAACGCCCAGTCGCCGTCACCGTTCTCGACCTCGACACCGTACGCAATCGTGGACACGCGGTCGCGTCCAACGAGAGCACGGTTAGCCTCAATGACGAGCTTAACTTCCTCCTGATCGTAGTTCGAGAGATCGTCAGCGGGAGTCAGAAGAGCGCCGATCGCCATGAGCTGATCCGAACCAGCTCCCGCATCGGCCTTGACCATGTGGCCGTCAGCGTCGATTCCAACGAGGTCGCCCTCATGCATCGTCTCGCCAGCAACGGCTCCGTGTCGGTTAATAGGCTGTTCAGCACCAGCAGTAGCAATTCCAATGTCGACCATAGAATATCAGTAAATTGTGTAGTAGGGGGTTCAGAGAGAAATGCCGCCAACGCTGCTCAGACGAGCACGGGCAGCCTCTTTTCGGCTTTCCAGGGCATCGCTCGAGAAGGCGGGCGACTTCTGAGGCTTGTCGGCGAACACGGTTTCCGGCTCATCGACAGCGCCTTCGTCGGCTTCCTGTTCGGTGGCCTCTTGTTCCTCAGAGAAGCGGGCCTCAGCAGCTTCGTCAGCGCGGCCAGTCATCTCAACGAGTTCGCCCATCGAGAAGCGCTGTGCGAGAAGCTCCTGGTCGATGTTCGTGACCGTAGAAGCCTTCTCGGAGAAATACGCTCGAGCAGCTTCGAGATCGCTTTCAAGATCCTCGATGTGCTCGGCGTATTCGGTGGCCTTCCCAGCGGTCTCCTCGAGTTCGCTGTAGGCCGTGATGTTCTCTTCGTGAGCGTCCATGACCTGCGAGAAGGTCTCGCGGAGGTCTGCTTCGCTCATCTCATCGATCGGGGTTTCAAGTTCAATCTTCTTCATATGTAGATTAGATTTCGGTAAATCGCGCCCGGCACGACCCTTTGAGGTGCGACACCGGAGTTTCAGCTTCCAGTTGTTCACTAAACACGCCAGCTTCTCTGGCCGCCTTCGCGAACTGGGGAGATAGCCCGCCATCGCTACCATACCCAGCCGGGAAGGGTGTCAGCGAGAACTCTACCATCGTCGCGTCAACAAACTCGGGTTCCCCTGCGTCGTTGCGCTCGATCCGGTAGTCGTTCCCGAACCCGACAGAGCCGTCATTGATCGCTGGTGGTTCATGTGTAAAGTCGGCAATCACGTCGCTGCGGACGGTGTTACCGGTGTTTGGAATGTGTGCGAGAACCCGCAGGAAGCCGTTCGAGAATCGCACGTCCTTGAGGTGCCCAACGTTCGACAGTTGTCCCTTGTCGTGGTCTAACTGGAGAGGCAACGTCTCAGAGAAATTCTGAGACACACTGCTCAGAAACTCGTCTGTGATTCGGATGCCCTTTCGTAGACCTGGCTCCATCGCCGCGAAAATCACGTCAATCGAACCGTCCTCGTACTCCTTTACGCCGTACTTGTTGAAGCCATCAGGCCGCCCAAGTTCGTCTGGGAGAGAGAAAGAGACGTTGAACGCCAGCTCCTCATCAATCGTATATTCCTGACTCATAGTCTATTCATGCTAAAACCTCAGAAGATCGCTCATCTTCGCAAAAAGCGCAACGATGGCAGATCCAACAGTGAACAGACCACCGGATAGAATAACGCTATTCCGGTCAACGCGGGCCTCCAGTTCAGAGAGGCGCTTGTCACGCCTCGCATTCTCCTGAACGGAGCGCGTTTTCATGCGGTCAAGTTCACGCTGGATCGCTTTGGTTCGCTCTTCGGTGCGAGCAGTATTCTGAAGAAGTTGTCTGATTACATCTTCGTCGACGTCCATTTCGTGTTCGTAGTTACCTCAATTCTCACTCGTTCGATACATCTCGCTGCCTGCGACCGCCACTCGAGTCCCGCTCGGGATTCTGTCGTGATCGGACTTCGCGGCCAGCGGATTCGGCCCCGCTTCCCGTACTGGTTGGTGAACCACCGTTGGGATTCTGAATCGAGTCACCAGCCCCTCGCAGGTCCTGCAAGAGTCCGACGATCTCAACCAACTCGCTTTCATCGGGAAGCTCTGTCTCGGGGTCTATGCCAACGCGCTGTGCGAAGGCCTCGCGAGTGAGGAACCCTTCATTGAAGAGCTTAATAGCGGAGTCAATCTCTAAGCGACCTTCATCGCTCGAGTGCTCTCCGAACACGTAGTCGGGGGGAAGTTCATCGTAATCCTCCGGGTTGTTCTCCCCGAGAATGCTGACGAAAATCTGGTATCGAATTGCGTTCTTGATGATGGAACGATAGCGCTGAATCCGCCTATCGAACTTAGGCATCAGCGTGATCGAGTCGTTGCGACCAACGTCAGCGTCCATGTTCAACAAGAACGCAGGAATGCCGAGACCAGCTGCAATGCGCTTCTGAAGGTGCGCAAACGTGCTGTCCAGGTTCAACATTCCCGCCGAAGTGGACGTACTGGTGACACCGACGACCTCGTGATCCACATCGTGGCCGACTGCAATCATCGATTCCGGCTCGATCATCTCAACGGTGTCAAGCCACTCCTCGATCTGCGTGTCGTTCCACGGGCGCTCCTCAGTGCCACACTTCCATATCACGGGCGGGTACGCCTTCGTCGAGATGAAGCGTGCCAGATCAATTTCCATGTCGCGCAGGAAGTTCGCCTGCTCTTCGATCCGCTCAATCAGTGAGTGACCGAAGTCTTCGCCGGGGTGCTTGTGGAACGTCAGGTGAGCAATGTCGTACGGTCCAAACTTGATATCGTCGCCGCCGTCTTCTCGCTCCATGAGATACTCGATGATCTCACCCTTGTCGTCCGTCTGGATCTTCATCCGCTCCGTGGGCAGCAACTTCGGCTTGAATACGTCGTCCTCGACAACGATCTCGAGGAATGCTGTCCCGTCGACGAGCGCGTGCCACACCCATTCGTAGAGAACAGTTTCAAACTCAGACGTCTCAATGAGCAGTTTGAACGCTGCAATATCCTCGTCGGTCTGTTCTTGATCCGTGAATGGGATATTCGCGGGTTGGATCGAGAAGCCAGACCCCACGAGGTAATCAACGAGCGTATCGATCGACTCCCCGATGTGGGGGTCCATGTTAGCGATAAGCCGATAGTCGCTGATCTTCTGTTCTGGAGGCTCACTGACTTCTGGACGGCCACCAGCGCCCGCAGGACGCTTGATGACGGCACGCGGCGCATCTAAAGCGAATCCGACGCGCCCGTCAGCGGCACGTCTCATCATGGCCGCTTTTACATTACTCATATATCAGATTGGGTTAAATTTAGAGGATTATCCGAGAGTCCGCACGATCACTACAGATGCGAAGTGACCACCAGTTATATGTAAAACAAATTAGTACAGGGGATTATGCAACCCATAGGAACAGTCGTTTCCCTTGCTGTTATACTCGCTATTTTCTATACCTATATTCGCTGGTATTGGAACGGGGATGGAAGACTCAATAGTGAGTGGTTCAAATAACTGAGTGCATATTCCTTGCCCGGTAACTGCTTCCCCTGTACTTACCGTTAGACTCGCGAGCGCCGCCGTGCATAACGGGGCGAATAGGAACGTCGTCGATCTCGCGAAACGGATCGAGAACCGAAGGCCACTTTCGCAGACTTTGGGGGTTCCTTTTCGGGCTGTTCATCGGGCTGTTCGTTGACAGAGAGCGCTTCACCACCCGTTGGTGCTGGCTTTCTGGTCGCCATTTGGCGTCCCGGCTTCACCGAGAGACCTGGAGGGAACGCGCCCAGAACGCAGGCAATTGCGATGTCGTCCTTCCCGCTCTCAGAAGTGTCCTTACCGGAGAACTTCGGCTTCTGGCCGTCACGCTTCTGCTCTTTGACGATCGAAGCGAGCTGATCGTACATTTCGTCATCTTTCGCCAGTGTCACCTGGCCGTTGCGCAGGGCGGCGTTCATGTCGCCCATCATGTCCTTCACGGCATCCTGATTGGAGAAGTTGAATCCGATCACACCGCGACCAAGCTTGTCTCGGATGATCCGATCGAACGTTTCACCCGGCCCGGTGCTATCGAGAATGAGGTAATCCACGTCCATCGTCGAGTGGATCTGAGCCAACCGGTGAGCAACATGAACGGCATTCCCTCGATCTGGACTTTCTATACCCGCTTCCCGCAGCACATCGTTATCCACGATCTCCCAGTAGCGCATATCGCGCTTCTCTCCCAAGTGATCGTAGACCGTGACCACAGTATCGTCGTGATCGATGCCAATGTCTACTGCCATCACCCGCATGACGCCCGGTTGCTTCCGGGTGTAGATCCCGTATTGGTACGAGGGATCGAGAGATCGATCCTGTGCCTCAACGATCGATTGCTCGTTGAAGAATCGGTAGCTGTCATCAATAGGACGACAGAGATACTCTTGAGCGAACCCTTGAGGGTCCTTGAGCCGATCGCCTTCCACAACGTCAAGATTGAGGTCTGGACGAGCTGGCACTACGTCCTGCTCGTACAATGGGACTTCAACCTCGATGTCGTCCGCGTTCTTGAACGACGGCTGTTTTATCGAGATCGTTCCTATCTTGTTACCGTCCTCGTCGAAGCCCGTGGGCGTCCCACGAGCGTGGTTTCGCATGAACAGGTCGTTCTGTGCCTCGGGAGTGGAAACCTCCACCATGAGGCCCTGAGTGCCCAGAGAGACGAAGGGGCTGAACGCCCGGCTGGTCGCCTCTTGGTCTTCAAGGAACGCCATCTCGTCGATGAAGACAGTCTTTGCGCTGTCGTCACCTCGAGCACCTTTCGGGTTCCCTGTGTACGCTTTGTAGCGCGTTCCATTCCAGAGCACAATTTCGCTCTGCGTCGGTGTTTTGGCGAACGGAATGTTGATGCGGGCGTTCTCGAACAGATTCTTGAGGTCACGAATACGTGCCTGCGCCTGTTCCTCCTTCGAGGACACGATTGGGAAGAACGAGTTCCCGTTCATCATGCCGTCCAGCGCCAAACAGACTACGATAATGAAAGACACCCCGATACGGCGTCCTTTGTAGATGTTCAGCGTGCTCGAATCGCCGTAGAAATAGGCGTGAACGATCTTCGGCTGGTACGGATCGAACAGTTCGAGATCCCCGATCTGTCCCGTGTCAGTGTCTTTTACTTGAAAGAGGTCTTCTGCTATCCGATCTGGTCGCCCACGCCAGCGCTGAATAACATCATCCTCAGAGATGCCAGCTTGTTTGGCAAACTGGGCGACCAATTCATTCATTTTCTTCTAAATCAATCAGAGAATCGAGATCAGCCCGAATCCAGCAACAGTCGCGGTCGTATTCGTTACCATTCCATCGAATAATGAGGCCAGTTTGCTTTCCACCGGCCCGAATTCGATAATTTGAGACTTTTTCGGGATCGTTAACGCCCTCTCCGGGTCCTGCAACTGAGATTTCGCTTTTCTCAGGCATGACAGTCGACCAAATTCAGTGAGATGAGCTGATCGACAGTCCGCTCTTTGGCAAGAAGGACGTTCGTAGGCTCGGTTTCGTCGACGTTCAGAGACTCGAACAGCTCTTTTGGGACGGCAAGTGTCCGTGCGGGAACGCCAGCCTCGCCATACGTGGGAATGTGAGCGCTACCGACAGCGAGTTTGAATACAAGCGGATACGTGTTAGCGTATTTCCTCCGCAGCTGTTCGGCCCATTCAATATCAATGACCGCCCGATCGCCGCTGTAGGGAATTACATTGATTTGTGTCAGGTAGTATTTGCTCGAGAAAGATTCAACCATTATTCAACATTGCTGGTGACATAGATAGTCAGATAACCGCTATTTGGAAAGGTCTCAACCGCGCCGTCGTCATACGTTACTCGCCATTCCGCCCTATACACGCCAGGGCTGGCTGTATCCTGGGGTCGCCACTCATACACAACGACACCGGTCTCTTCAAGATCGATAAATGCCGTCTCGTCGAATACGAGGCCGCCGTCCTCGTCACGCATCCGAAACAGAACACTGGATTGTTCCAGGTCAACTGGAGATCCCGATCCATCTCGAAGCGTGGACTCGATTGCAGGAGACGTATCTCCTGTTTTGATTGTAAATGTCGCCATGATGTGTGATTAGTACCGCTTTCTAACGTCCACAGAGTTCCGACTCGATGCAGTGAAAACGTCCACACGTCGGTCTGTAATCTTCTTCCGACCGACCAGAGAGGTTAGAGCTGCCTCGATGGTCGCTGCCTGACCGGTTCTCTCAGTCGTGTAGACCGAAATTAGCGGCACAGCGGTCGAATTGACCGTCGATCCGCTCGAGATCGCGCTCGAGACACCGATTGTCCCCACATCTGTCTCACTCGACTGCATTTCGGTGATAATTGCACCCGATTCAGCCGACGAGACCGCTATTGGGTCAATTGGAGACGCAACTGCGCCCAGAATCGCTGAATCAGCGACAGAACTCGTTGTTCCAGTTGATTCGATCGGGAACGCGGTAGACGAGACCACCGAGACCTGTGCTTGAGCGTCATTTTCGCTTGCAACGCGCCCAAGAAGGGTTTCAGCGACCGATTCAGTAGCAATTGCGCCCGAAATACCCTCAGTTACAGCCCCAGAGGGAGCTGTTGTGGCACTCGAGAGCGCCATCGATGCTGCCCCGTAAGTGACATTTTCGTCAATTACGACGGCAGAGAGCGGAGATGCCTGAATTGTGGGGATAGCTGAGATCGCTTCCGTGTATCCAGATCCACTGCTCTGTTCCGCTACCGTCGAGAACGTCGATCGGGACGCCGAACTAACTGTCGCGGCGCTTCCCGAACTAATTCGAGCTGAAGCGGCTCCAGAGACAGTGGAATCTACGCTCGAGGACGCTTCTGAGATCGCACCTGTCTGCTCGGGAACGGCGGCAGATTCAACGATCGACCCGATCGCGAATATCTGGGATTCGGATGAACCCCACGCTGCCATAGGAGCAGCCACAGCGCCCACAGTCCCGCTTTCAGTTGTTGTCTGAGTAATCGTACTCGATTGAAACACTGCGGAACTGGAAGGTACTACAGAGCTTCCAGACACCGAGTTGGTCGTACTCGAGGAAATGCTTGGTGTACCCAACGCGAGGGTTCTAACAGCACTTGCTGTGATTTCTTCGCCCTCCGGTTCCGGCTCACCGCCAGATACCGGCTCTGTGGGCGCGGGGTCTCCGGCGGTTCCCACCCCAATCGTGTCTACAATTATGGAGCGCAAGTTACTGTTTTGCCCCACGCCCACTCTACCCGACGTGAGAGTGTTATCGGTCGTTGTAACTTGCCAAGTCGACGGCTCAGGGTCCTCATCCTTCCACAAACGGGCTTGAAAGGTGTCTCCGTGGATTCTGACCCGCATATGACACCAATCATCCCTACTTAGGCTGACACCCCCCCGTCCAAAATTCGTAGTCTCCTCTGTGTGTAATCTTAAACGTGGAGAGTCACTCCCCGCCACTTGGCTGACATACGTATGAGCGCTATCCGGGTCAAGCCTCACAAAGACGCCTTGGGTAAACGGATTGTTGGTAGGTTGAAACCGAAGGAGGACCTCATAATCGGACGTCGTGGCGGGTATAACGTTCCAATATGCACCCAAAAGACCGGACTCAAAGAAAGTCCTTAGTTCGAAAGCACGACCTCCGGCATATTCAGAGTCGCTGATAACACGCCGTCGCGTTTCGTCCGTGTCTACTGAATCCTCCTCCCAATTGGTCCAATCGTCCATCCCGTCATCCGGGGTGTCAGCATGATCGTACTCACTAAAATCGGTGTAATATTGAGCCATTTAGACCTCCACCTTGAATCGCTCCTCCCACGGTATCTCCCCGACGTCGATCTCCGGGAACCGCTGGCTGAGTATGACGTCGATCTCCCCGTCGCTTGTAGAGAGGGTGAGTTGGTCATGTTGGACGCTCATGTGGTTGACGGCGGCCCAAGAGCCGTAGACACGGGCTATGTAATACTCCCCGTCAAAGGTCGGATAGGCCGTCACGGGAGTCATATCAACGATGTTCCCGGCCCACCCCACAATCTCATCCTCTTGGCCGAACAACTCAGGGGAGCGCTCTGTCGATCCGTCAACGTCTGTCTCCGCTATGGGGAGGATGTACCACCGGTCATAAATTTGGGCCATAGGGAGTGTAAATCAGTTAGAGTTAGTCGAGCGAGATACCGCTACCCTGCATCGTGAACGTGGTCACGCTGCCAAGGTCGTAGGTCTGGTCGAGCTGGCCAGAGAACAGCAGATGTTCCGTGGCGCTCCCGTCACCGTCTGCCGTGAAGGTTGCCGTCACGAAATAACCGTCAACGCTCTCAGTCGAGTCATCAGTATCGTAGACGAGATCGTCGATAACAGTCTGCCAGTCACCCCCCGAAAGGCTGAACGTGAAATTGCTATCTCGAGTAGCTGACTGACGAGCATAGCCCGAACCACTGGGTTCAGAAGTGATCGCCGAAACGTCGTCAGAGTCAGACAGAACGTTGCCAGTGTAGTCGTAGAGACCGACACTGAAAGTGGTTGCACCACTCCCAGAACCGAATGCTTCCTTGAGAATAAATTCCTCTCCGTAGTTGTGTAATTGTGCCATAGATAGATTGAGATATTTCGTACGAGAAGGCGGGCAGGCCGTTCTCGAGTACTAAAACCGCTATATGCTACTCTTCGTCCTGTTTGTCCTGTTCGTCCTGGTCGTCAAACGCATCGGGATCGTAGCCTTCTCGATCGCCAACGAGATTTCCCATCACGCCAACGATGTCATCCATCAGCTCGCTGGCGGACTCGGCCTTCTCGTCTTTCATCTGTTGCTTACGAGTGATCCCCAGGCTGTCCTTGATCTTCTGAATGAGACGGACCTGAGACTGCATGACTTCCGTCAGCGCCTCGGGGACTGTCTCGGAGTCGATCTGCTGCCCGTCCGGGAGATACACAGCCTTCTGCGTTACCTCGCCGTGACGGAGCTGGTAGTCCTTGCCCCTCGCTTCTCGAACGATTTCGATTGCCAGTGTTTGGAAGTCGTGGGCTGTTGAGGGATCTGACTCGAGGTCGATCCCATAGGCGTCTGGCCACGAGAGAACCCAGTCATAGAGTTCCTCCTCGCGCTCGTCCATGTTCTCACGAAGGTGCTCGTCTTTCGCATACATAGCGTGTTTTAGATTCGCCATTTTGTCCATGTTTTCAGGACGGGGAATGACATTCCCTCCGTGGTGTTTGCAGCGACCGTTCTTCTTGACGTTCTGGGAGACACAGTACCGTGGCGGCCCATCATACTCTTCCGGCTGTCGCGGAATTTTTGCCAAGCAGAATTTATCCTCAAACGGTATGTACGGGTGATCGTAGCCTCTCCGCATCTCTCGAAGTTCCGTCTTTGTCTTACCGGTAACTTCGTTTGATGCCATGTATGGAAATTGTCAAGTGCTGTTTGGAGAGCTTGCCAACCCTGCCCATACCGTTAGTAGTGACACGTAGTGGTGGACACCCCTCAGTGCCCAGTCCGTGTCCGCCTGGATCTGGTGAAAAAGCTTCTTCGTACGAGAAGGCCAGCAGACCCAGCAACAGCCTGTCCGCCACGCCCAGTAGCTGAAAAGAGATAAACCAGCTACCTCAAAGAGAGAAAACTCGAGGAAGCTATCAAGAGGAGCTGGCGCGGTCACTCTTTGGTGACACTGAAAAGGGTATCATGCCAACCCCGGAAATCACTTCCTCCACCCTTAGTAATAGACAACGGTATATATAGGGGGTCGAGGGTTCATATACTCGTGCGTAGCACACTCACAGCATATCTGTGTATATATTTTACCGAAGTATACACGCCCGTGTATATTTACTAATCGGATAGTGGCAGATCAATCTTGTAACGACTTTCGGGCGCGTTTGCCGGTATCTCTGAATAGTAGCATACCCAACTATGGTTTGTTATTTTCAACCCAAAGCATTCCAGCCTCACTGGCGATGACGACTACTACTGCGACACCGACAACAATAGCGTTGGTTTCCAGAGAGTCAGCTCCGTAGCCTTCGTCCAATAAACCTACTGCCACAACAGTGACTGAAAGCCACCGAATACCCTTCACACTTGCTTCAATCATTATCCACCGCTTCGTTAGGAGTGCAATTCCTACCATTGCTGCACACACTACACCGACAACCGCAAGCAACCACATTAGATCCGTGAACGTAACCATCGTCGGCATTTTGAGTCGCTCATTATATATAGATGATTTTGAAAATTTCTGAGCAACTTACCCCTCTCACGCGAGCGGGTATGCCCGTCCAGTGGTGTCGCAACCCGTCGCACATCAGCGCATAATGCGTGCACGCATCGCTGGCGCACTCGAGCGTGCGGGAAGGCGGCCCACCATCCACCACCCGTTCTCGCACGCAAGCCTGCACACGTACCCGTAGCCGATCGGCCAAACACTGGGTAGTAGCACTCACTCGAGAAACAGATAGCTTTAAGATAGAAATAACTGCGGGTAATCCTCCAAAGGTGTTGATCCTCGAGATCGGTTACGTGCAGAAATCGGCGGTTTGGGTAGGTCAAAGCCCCGGTATTCGAGCTGCGCCGCGAAAGGCTCAAAATAGCGAAATCGGCGAAATAGCACTAACAAAAAGTAAATCTGGCACCAAAACGCTCAAGAAGGCCAGCAACGCCAGATAAAGCTCAGTGAAAGTGAACTTAACAACAGTCCACAGACATTCACACCCCAAATGCTCTAAACAGCGGTCTCGATACACTGAAACACCATTATTCAGCACTTCGACAAGTTTATATACTCCGGGGCTATCCCCACTATCATCGATTCGAAACCGATCGGGTGACAGTCGGTCGGGTAGTACGGTCGTGGTGCCTCACATTGTAGGCACGACAGCAAGCGAGCACGGGATTCGGACACACACATCATGCTCAATAGGCGTGTGTGTTCCCTCAAGCGCCACAATCGCGCCTCTCGAGAGGCGTGGGTCTGAGACGCCCCACACGGGGCCTGCGAAGCGTCGAAGTGCTCGCTCGGACAGCAGCAGCGCTGGCCAAAGCACGCCCCCCGGCCTTGCAGGAACCAACGGGTTCCTGAATCCGAGTCGCCGAGCGCCACCCCACCTTCGGTGGTAATAGCAAGCGACGTACACCTACGAGGGCGTGAAGGAGCGAGCAACCGGGACCTTCGAAGAAGGTGAACCCCGATCACAGGATGGTCGGGCAAATATCTCGAGCGGTGGAGGCCTTCGGCCTACACGGTGCAGCTCAAGACCGCTCCACCCCTCCGGGGTGCGAAGTCGCTCAAGCGAAATCGAGCAACCACGGGCAACATCTACGATGTTCAACGGTTCCGTCCCTCTCTCGAGAGGTACGCCACAAAATCAGGAACGAGTCCTATGGACTCGAGGACGAACGAGTTACGAGCGAAGCAGATCCCCTTGGGGATCTCCGACAAGGTGCAGCTATCACGACGAGTGACACACATCCCTTGGGATGTGGTCGTGGAAGGCCATCGAAACCGGACACCGAAAGGTGTCACCTGACTGGATACGGAAGCCACCACCTTCGGTGGCACAGAAAACCAACTACACCCCTCTGGGGTGTTGATCCTTCGGGGTCACAGACCAGCCTCGCGTATGAATCCCTTCGGGATCGTGTGTGAGCTGGTCGGCCCCCTACCAGTGAAACTGGTCTGCTGGTAGTTGAAAGCGAGTTGCGAAGCGAGCGAATACCGCTTTAGCGGTAACTATGGAGAACACCAATGTCAATCAAGACTATCCCCACCTTCGGTGAATCGAGCGAGAACAACAGCGGCAGCGGCAGCAACGACACCCGTAAGGGTGAGACAGTGCAGACCCTCGAGCTGACCTCCGGTCAGATTGAAGCGTACACCGAGTACGAAGCGGCGGTCGACATGGGCCGGTACGTGGCGAAGCTGCGCAAGCACGACGAGAGCGACGACTTAGCGAAGCTAATGGAATGGATCGTTGACCAGAAAGAAGAGGCAGGCAAAGCCTGCGAGGAACTGCCCGGCAACCTGCCAATGTTCCGTGCAGCCTTCCCGGTCGAAGACCGCACCGAGCTGGGCTTCTACGTCCTGCCTTCGGCAGAGGCAGCTAAGGTCGGCATCGACTACGACAGCGAAGATCACCTGCTGTTCCCCGTTATCGACGGGGAAGAGTGGATGCCAAGCCTGAGCCTCGGACGTGCCACCTACGTCGAAGGCGGCGAAGCCGAGAGTGCCGAGGAAACCGAGTCTGGCAGCGAACCTGAGTTCGGGATCGACGGGCTGACCGTCGCCGAGATCCGCGAGACTGTGACCAACGTCGAAGACGTCGAGACGCTCCAAGCCATGCTGAACGGCGAAGAGGCTTCTGAGAAGCCACGAAAGACTGCCATCACAGCGATCGAGGCACGACTTCGTGCAGTCAGCGAAGCTGACGGTGAGAGCGAATTTGAAGACGAGCAAGAAGCGGTCAGCGAAGCTGAGACCACTGACGGGATCGAGAAGGCGAAGGTCGAAGCGCTGAAAGCCCTGACCGAGACGCANCGGTCAGCGAAGCTGAGACCACTGACGAGATCGAGAAGGCGAAGGTCGAAGCGCTGAAAGCCCTGACCGAGACGCTGACCAAGACGACTGAAATTATTGAGACTCTGTAAGAGTCACAACCTAAGAAACGCTTATCACGTACGACCCCGACGAGAGTGGGGCCACTCATATCGAAGATATGGCATACCAATACCAGAGCGAAGACGGACACGCAAAGATCGGCGGCTCTCCGAGCCGCGAGGAACAGGCACACGGCGAAGCGGCAGACGAGCGACGAAACGGCTCACTCGAAGAGTGGGACCCCGAGGAGACTGGAGGTGAGCTGCCATGAGCTACCACTACGATGCCGACATGAACTGGGACTACACGTACGACGACCGCGACGAAGAAGAGCCTGAGTTCATCGTAGATGAAGAGTTGGCCTTCTCGCTCGGGATAGATGAACGAGATCCTGCCGACGACGAGGTGTTAGCATGAAACCACAATACCTCGAAGAGTTGTTCAACGAGAGTGAGCTAACGACGATCCCCGGCGGGTATCAAGTACCCGTTCTGGCGAAAAATCCACTGGCGGCACAGTTCGAGGTTCCACCTCGAGAAGTCGTAATTAGCGACCTCCTCGGGGTGTACCCCGAGTTCGAATACGAGCAGGTGGCCTACATGGTCGCCGCGATCTTCGGCAACTTCGACCTCGATGAAGTCGAGTTCGTTGACCGAATCGAGAACGAAGCCACGATTGTTGCACCGAGTGATCTCGGTGTTATCCTCAACTGATTACAGCAATGTACCTTGAAATCACAGCACCAGCGACTTGCACCGAATACGAAAACAGCGCAGCAGTCACCATTCATGGTGAAGTCACCAAAGAAGTGAACGTGGAAATGCCGAACGCGAACCTCGACTACTACTTCATCTCCAACGAGTGGATGGAGTACTACACTCGAGTGAAGATTCAGGGGCGAGAGTGGGAACTCGATCTCAGCGAAGCTGACGTCACACTCGAGATCACCGTCGACGAAGTGCGCGAATCAGCGAAGCTCCGTGCGTCGGAGGACTTCACGACCGAAGATGCAGTCCTTGGTGGCTGGTCGTCGCTGCGCCATGCACCAATGGCCGTCAAGAACGCCGCCAACGAACTGTTGTACGGTGAACCAACACCTTCGGAGAGTGACCGATAATTATATGCTATAAGACTCAGTTTATAGGAGGGACAACTTAAGAGTAGCTTTGTAAGAAAACAATGAGCACCAGCAGTAACGCCCAGACTGCCGTCTGGGATTGGGAGAGTACCGAGGAGAATAGTGACTGAAAATGACTTTACAAGGACCAGTTCGAGAAGGCGGACTTAGACACGGAGTGTTCGGGAACGGATCGGAGATCATCTACAACCCTGACAGTGACACTGAGTTCCTCATCATTCGATGGAACGAGAACGTCGACGACGAACGCAAGAGCCGGTTCCAGATCAAATGAAGTGGAAGTGTGACAGCTGCGGAGACACCTTCGGTGGGACAAGTAACGGTATGCCAACTGCACCATGTCCTCGGTGCTGCTCCATGCGAACCCGGATTGTATGACGAGAACGTGTAGAAAACACGGTCTCGAGATGCAGCGATCCTTGTCCTCTTCGAGTGGTAGACGTCGATACGTTTGCCCACAGTGCGAAAGAGAACGCGAAGCAAAGCGGAACATTGGCTTTAGCCAAACGGTGGAATTATGAGTGGAAATTCAACAGAAGCAGAGAGCACAGCAACGATCTACGAACCAGTGATGAACCGATCGAAGAAGGTTCGGTTCTATATTCCGATCGAGAAGGAGGGCAGCCAAACTGTCGTCGATGATGTCGTGAAACGACTGTGCAACCGGTTCGGTGGTGCAACGACAATTCCAGGGCAAGGCTCCTATGTCATGAATGACGGCGAGCTGTGTCAGGAGACCGTGACCCTCGTCGAGTCGTTTACGACTGACATTGATGTTGCCGAACTGACTCAGATTGCGCTGGACATCAAGGAATCGCTCGGAGAGGAGGCTGTCGCCTTTGAGACTGACAGTATCGAAACAGCGTTTATCTGAAATTAGCGTATAAGACTAACTCTTAAAGAATAACTTAGCCTTGATTGGTCTGTTTGGGGTTCAATTCCCCATCAAGGCTCTTGGCAGATACCTACAACTGCCGTGAATAGTATGACTGAATCCTACACTCTCAAGTTCGAGAACGGGGTGGAACGCGAGACCAGCATCACGCACTTCATTCTGAGTGCACTCGACGACCCAGAGGCTCGAGTCTTCGACTCATCTGGCGAAGAGCTGACCGACATTTCTGAGATTACCAGCAACGAATCTGTAAGACGAACCGCGTAAGATAACGGCCTTTCTTTCAGTTCAAGTCTGAAGCGCGGCCTTCGAGCACCCAGTACAAACCAGCTCGATCTGTGGATTAGAGAGAGAATCCTATGAACACAAACAGTGACTACAGCATCGCCTTTAGCGGTTTGACCAGTGCGGATAACATCGAAATGGCCTCCAGAGTCATGGACAAATATGGTCTCGAAGAGCAGCCAGAGCACAGCCTCTCGAGCGCTATTCAGGAACTCGATCCGGTCGAGATTGCTCCACTATTCGTGGGGAACCCATACGATCCAGAAGGCCAGCCGATCCCGATCAGCTTCTCGAACGCGACCATCAATCCGGACACTGCTATCGACTTAGCTCGCCGATCTATGTCTGGTGAACAGCTATCAGAAGACGATGGCGACTTCATGAGCTACGCCACTCACTCTGACGGCTACGCCGCCGTCCCTCACTATGAGTTCTTCTTTCCAATGGCAAAGGCGCTTCTCGATGCCGATATTCGAGATGTGTCTGGCGAGTTCCGCTGCTACGATAACGGTGCTCAGGTTCACGGCGAAGTCATGTTCCAAGACGCCGAGTCGCAGTTGAATCTCCCCGACGACCGCGATCCATTGTTCGTCGGACTAAGCGTCGGGAACAGCTACGATGGAACCTGTGCGATGTATGCACAAGGATATGCTATGGATACTACGTGCACTAACAGCATGAGGTCGCTCACCGATCGTAAGAGTCGAAAGCACATCGGCGAGCCTTCGGAGGTCGCTGAGTGGTGGGACGAAGTACTCATCCAGATGACGGCGCTTCGCGACATCCTCGGTGAGATCATCGAAGAAGCACTCGAGGTAGAGGTTGACTTCTTGAACCAGCCCTACGATCCCGAAGAGTTCTACGAGCACCTCGGCCTTCCAAGCTACCTCGCTCGAGCAGCGGCTACCACGGCCCGTAATCGCTCGCCACAAGAAGGTGGTACTCGTACGGTCATGAGCTTCTGGACGCTGCACAGTGGCCTCACGTCGGCACTGACTCACGACTTCAATGGCACCAGCGAAGTAGGTTCCATTGAGACGTACAGCCAAATCGCCAAAGAGCTGTTATTCAATCCGCAACGGATGATCGGCGAAGTCAAATCGTCCTACGAACGGCAGCAACGCCAGGACGAAGCAGTCGACGAGCGGACGCTGGAACAGAACATCGCCATGATCGAACAGTACGAAGTCACTCTTGACGATCGGAAAGAGGAGTTCGAAGAGTTCGAGAATCATATGAACGGGCTTCTGACGAACCCGGCGGAGAACTGAGTCAATGCCGCGAGTTGTGAAGTACGTTATTTCTGTTGAGTGGAGTCAAGACTGCGATGGGGGATCTGTCTATCTTCCACCGTATCGGTTCGAGAAGGACGCAAGCATCGCTGCTCGAGAGTTAGTAGACATTGGCTGTGTTGAAAGTGCGAAGGTCAGCGAAGTCGTTCTCGAGCAATAACACACCACGCGGCATCGCTGAGGGCGGAATTGTACCCGTAGCGTTACAGTGAGGAGTCGCGACCTCACCGGGCCTGGGCTGGCATCCCCGAACTGCCACGTAGAACCATGACTGAAGTACAAACCAGACAATCAGAGGAATCGCTGGCTTCCCTTCTCGCACGAGCAGGTGCCAGTGATCTGTTCATTGAATACACGATCACCTATCCAGACAGTACTGTCTCGTCGATGGTGCAGTTCTGGGTTCGAGAAGGCCTGCTCACCGACGACAACGCCACCGCAGGAAAACCGCACAGTGGCGGTTACTTCTTCGATGTGCTGTGGGGCGGTGATCTCGAGGAAGCGCTGCGTAATGCAGATGACGTGAATCGGGCTAACATGGAGGATCTCATACTATGAGCAAAGGAGACGATGTTGGAGTGGGCGTTGTACTGGTTGTGATCGGGTTACTGGGATTCGTCTTTGCGTTTGACAATCCAGACCTCGAGATCATGTTCCTCGTCGGCCCGCTTCTGATCCTCTTCGGGATCATTGGAATCCGTCAGTCACTGAACAGAGACAACTAATCCACGATATTATGGCAACTACAGAAAACCCCATTGAGCAACAGCAACAGCTCGCGATGCTCGTTGAGCTGTACTTCGAGTCGAACAACTACCGAGTTATCAACATGGATGATCGGGCGAATGAGTGCATAGCAGAGTTCTTCGAACTTGCTGACGAGATGTTTGAGGGAGACACTGCACTCGTCTTCGAACTACTGAACGTCTTCAAGGAGTCACAGGTGCGATGAACGGAGAGAACAGGTGTCCAAAGTGCGGATCTCCGGCACTGGCCTTCCAGAGCGGCTGCGCGAATTGTATGGCCTGTGGCTGGAGCAAGTGTCAGATATGAGTGACACGCAGTCGACGCTGCCTGGAGTCGCTCAGATTCCACCAGACGCTTGCATCTATTACGAACAGTGCGGGAACCAGATGCCACACAATAACTCGATTTGTGACGAGTGTCTCGACCGAGTTCGGGAAGCTGGGCACGGAAGAGGTGATTCAACATGACCGAGACTACAAAGAGAGAAAGTACAGAGTTGGACCGACGACTGAGCACTGGGAGCCTTCGAGAAGCGATGATGTGCCGCTGTAGCAACCCCGACGACTTCGAGGACGGATACCTTCGGTGGCTCGTCGAAATGCTCAGAACAGATTTTGCGAACGTTCTCGTCACCGTATTCGACGACAGAGAGTTACACATCGGCGTCGTCGATCGGGACGATGACGAAGTGAGAGCTGACACGCTGCGCTTCATGTCCGAGAACGGCTTTATGCCGGTCTATACTGGAGTCAGCGACTACGAGTACAAAGACGGTGAGTATCATCAGCACGCTTTCACTGAGTTCCGCCCCCACGAGAACGGCTTAGACGAACTGATCCGATCGTTCTACGGCGAGAAGCACACCGATTACTAACGACACAACTGAGAATTATGAACTGGGAAGAAGCACACGACATACTGGCAAGACTACCGAACAGATCGGTGAACTGGGTAGAGACAGAAGGCGCTTGGATGGTCATACACTTCGATCATCCTGATACGGGAACGCCGCTACAATTCGCGATTCAACTCGAGGACCAAGGACGCAGAGTCCTGATCGATGAAGAGACGCACGAGGAACTGTATGAGTTCTAAAAGCGGCTACGCCAAAGTTGAAGAGCTGACGCTACACGGACTTGGTGATCAGTTCGTGATCTACATACAGCTCCAGGGCTGCTACAAGCAGCGCATTCTGACGAGCATAGATACGTGTGACCACGATATAATTAGGCGCGGCGAGTTGGTAGGAAAAGATGCGAGAAGGCGGACCTGACGTTTGCTGACTTTGTCGAAACTCTTAGTCATACGCTACCTCTGAACATGATATTTTCATGCAGATATTTCGTCAATCACTTCTTGGAATTCAAAATAAAGGTCTCTATTATCGCTTTTTGCCTTTTCAGAAAACGTACTCCCATCAACCCCCTCCAAATAATTTTCGCCGCCTGAAAACAGAATTATTGGGCTGACATCTCCGCAATCTGGTTTCCTCAAACTAATAAATACGTGATGAAGTTCAGTCTCTCTTGTCGGATCAATATATGAGGGTGCTTTCACGTCTATATTGGTTAATTTGTTACTTACAGCATATGAATATATATCTGCGTAGTCCGCAATGTGTCGGATGTTTTTCTCAGTCGCTATAAAACAGAGTTCAAACGCTACTTCACCAGGGGGGGTGTGTGAACTACCTTCAAAGAAAAATTCACGCATCCGATTAAATTGACGAACAATCTCATTTGGTCCAGTTGCCTGTCGTACTGCTGCCTCAGATTTTATTTCATAAACATCCCCACGAGATGGTGCTCTCATTGGGGGATCTACATATACATACAAATCAGCTACACCACGATTTCCATAATGGCTGTAATGTGCTTCGGGAAAGATATTCACTTCACCCAAATCTTCAAAATATTCAGCATCACTTTCATGATTTTTTATTAGAACTTTCGTAAGATCATCTTCTTTTATAGACATTACTCATTTCACTATTTCGAAGTGTCTTTAATGCTGTTATCGAAATCGAACATCCAAACGAAATCGATTAGTTACGGATACATCGCTTTATGAGCATTGTGCCACCGTTCAAGAATTTCGATCGTTTCCTCTTCGCCACCTCGCCGATCTCCACACCATTCGAAGTCGACGTTATGATATGAAGACCAGTTCTCAATCGTCCCCATGACGCTGTTGGGATGCACCTTTCGCTTGTAGTTCCACTCGAGGATGTTCTGTACACTATCCTCGATTACGACGACGAATCCAAGCAGCTCGTCACCTCGAATGATCTCTTCTTTGAAGCGATCTCGATCCCACGTAATGGACTTGAGAAGATCGGGAAGCGACTTCCGCTCGACAGCAAAGACATCCTCGTATCCCTGTATGCTGTAATCACCGGTATCCAGTTTGTCGATTACCGTGTCGTAGCCCTCAAACTCGTAAGGAAGCTTCTCGCGAGTGTCGATGACGATTGTAAAGTCGCTCATGGTCAGTTGAGAGCGTCTGAGACTCGGTTGTAGCACGCAGCGACGATCTTGCGTCGGAATCCGAGTTCGTTCCCGAACTTCACGAAGAGATCGTCGTTGTTTCGATCGTTGCGATATGGGTGGTAGATCCGCCCATCATCACGGCAGACAAGAGCACAGACACAGAACGAGATCAGTGCAGCACCGCCACCGATATCTTTCAGGTCAAGTGCATCGAAGAGCTGCCGACCGGTTCGCTTCTGGTGATTCGTTAGTTCGAGTTGGCTCGAGATAGCGTCATACAGAGCCAGATTGTCGAGGCGGCGCAGTTCTTTGTTATCGGCCCAGTGGCCGTTGTAAACACCGGTATTGTATCCGTGGAATCGCTTGAATTTCGCGTGGAGTTCCGGTGGTGCTTCAGAAGTATGGAAGTGGGTCGCATTTTCGGTATCAGGAGAGATAATCGGCTCGTCAGATTGTTCGTCATATTCCATAGCAAATCACATTGGAGACACATCTGTGGGAAGACAAAGGACACCAAATAGTGTCAATAAGAGGTGTAGTAATTAGTGATAAGAAGTGTAACAGTGAGTGGTTCTACACTACTTCTATCGAGAAGGCGGCCAGACTACTACAACTATTCCCAGTAACTGGTTACAGTAACACCGAGTAACTCAGTGGGTATCACACTGGGAAGCTTAGTGGTTGTACTTGGTCTGTCGCCTTCTCGAACCAAGTACTGTAGAACACTTCTTATCACTAATTAGTGGAGACAGTTGTTCGTCTGCCTCCTTCCTCCCCCGTACCTTCGGTACGCATCATATTAAGTCTATCCTATAAAGTGACTCATATCGTCTTGGAACGACTTATCGGCGTCACGAATATTAATATGAGAGATAATAGCACACAAAACCCGAAAGCGGCAAGATGGTTAGAATCGTATCAGAAACTAATGGAAGAGGAGTTCGAGTTGGCCGGGGCCTACGTCGCCGGAGTGATCGACGGTGGTAGTTCCATTACAGCAGTGGTCTGGAAACAAAAGAGCGCACTCCTTGGCTATGAGATCCGGCCACAGGTTAGTTTACAGCGCCAAAATGAGGAAGTCCTCTACGTGATTGACGACTGGGCCAGGGAACATGGAGTCCGTGGTCGTATCGAAGAGAAATCCGACTCGACCATGTGGACGCTCGAGAATCGAGAAGACGTCAGAACGTTCTTACAAGCGCTCCAGCCCTACCTAATCGTCAACGACAACGTTGCCAATCTCGTCTTGGAAGAGCTGCTCCCACGACTCGAGGCGGGAACGCACCGGACAAAGGAAGGATTCTTAGAGACGATGGAGTACGTCGACATGATCCGCGATGAAGCGGCAGTGAGCCAACGTAAGTATGACCGAGAATACTTCGAAGAGTTGTGGGAAGACGAAATCAGTAACAGACAATCGTCACTATAGATTTTTAATTCCTTGTTTCACATCGACCGATTTAATCATGGTTGGAACATAACACTATTCCAGAATCCACAGTATGCCCTCTCTATCGGCGATTGTATCCCGTTTGTTTCCCAAAGTCGTTTTTACCGACATATTTATCCACCCTCAGCAAAAACGCTAATTTGCATGACTAAAGGTACTACGTCAGTCGAATTTGAGGGGCCGCACTCGCTCCAGCGAGCAAAGGATGTCCTTAGCAGCTACGACTTAGGAAAGGTTGAGAAAATCTCAATTGAAGTAGAAGAGACATTTGAAGATGAAACAGAAGATGCTACCAGCGATGAGGAAAGTACTAAAGAAGATGATGACCGAGAGCTGAAACAGATTCGTTCGGGGACAAATCATCACAAAGTTCTCTCGGCTGTTAAGCAATTAGAAGATGATGGTGCGGTATCTGGCAACGAAGTCTACGAGAAGTCGAACGATATCAAAGAGGGATCGGCGTTTGCATCCTTATCAAAACTGTATAAGCGTCGTTTGGTAGATCGAGAACGAGTTAGTGATGCGTCTGGGAGCCACTATGTGTACGAAATTACGAACTATGGCGAAGCAGAGTTAGACCGAATTGGGTTATACTAAAAGTCAAGAGATGGCTCTGTGCTGAACAAGAAGTGTATTAGCGGTACTTCTCAATGAGCGATCGGAGATCGTCTGCTGCCTGCTCATTCTCGCGCCGCTCGTAGTGCGCTGCCAGCGCCGTCAGGTCAGCAATGGGTATGTAGCCATCGGGGACTTCGGACGGCTCCTCGGTCGTCTGCTTGCCTTCTCGCTCTAATACCTTTTCGTCCGAGAAGTCGTCGGGATCAAGGTCCAGATCGAACTTGTCACTGACATCCTCGATGCGCTGCTCGTCGAGATCGGGGCCAACAGGAATACGAATGCCAGCAGTCTCGAGATCGGCGTCCTTCGGATGCACACTGTCATCGATCCGGGACAGGTGAACGGAGAGGCCGTGTGTGCCTTTGAATTTCTCACCACAGTATTTGCACAGCAGCAGCTCGTGATCGTACTCTTTCGAGGTCGGAACGTTGAGTGTCAGCTCTTTTTGTCCAACCACTTCGAGGTTCTCCTTGTCCTGTTCCCACGTTTCTGGGACATCTTTGTGGCCGCCGTGGGCCTCGTCACTCGATCGGTAGACGTGAAGGTAGAGGCCTCGAGAACGCTTCTCTTCGCCGCAGTACGGACATTTGACGAGATCCTCGTCGTGTGTATGTTGTTGGTATTTGGCCTTCTCGCTCTGGTTCCCGCTCATTATACGTGTGTCTTCACTCTACGATACAATAAGCGTTTCTTAGAAAGTTTTCCTTATGACTTAGGAATTACATTATAGGAAACACTTATTATGACCTCAGCGAATTGTATTGGGGAGAGAGGAAAACTGGCTCTCTCGCCTTTCGGGGTCGGAATCCCCGGCGGAATCCCACCGCATAACGTCCGCACTAACACTCTCTACAACTTCTGTTAAGACGACAACTGGTCCACGAGTGGTTCGATTCCACTATGTCGCTTCCGAGCCTTAGCGCTCGGAGTGCCAGCGTAAGGCACACACCGTAGTTACCGCTTGGTTTGGGGAAACCACGCGCTCGTGGGGGTCGGCCACTCGCCACCCACCACGTTCTGAATCACCTATTCTTTGATTAGGGCCTCAAAATCGTCTACCTCATCGTACTGATCTTGATAGACAAGGGCAGCTTTGCCGAGAGATGTGATCTCATATAGTCCAGACCGCTTTGCGGGGCCGATTTTGGATGTCAATCCATAATCTTCGAGAATCGGGAGTCGGGTATTAATATTCTTCCGGGATTTTCCGGTATGATGCTTCAGATTTGTCGCAACGTTTCGTCCCGTCTCCTCGAGTGCTTCGAGAATTAGAAAGTCGGTAGGCTGTCTGAGTTTCATGTTTATGTGATGTTTTTGTTCGTATTTACAGCTATATATTGCCAATCTATAATTACCAAAAAATATTGTGGGTAGATACTTCGGGGTTCAAGGCCCATATCCGGTTCAACTCCGGCTCGAGGTCTGAGGGTGGTGACACAAAACAGAGACACACCACCCTGTCCGCATAGTCCATAAGAAAAATAACATAAGAAAAACATAGAGAGAAACTTCATTACATGAACTCGAAATACAGCGCATTCCAGTCCAACACCAGCACTACCAGCACCACCAGCACCAGCAGCGGCAGCGACGACGGCTACGACCGCGATGCACAACTCAAGTGGAAGCCGAACGCCAGCTTCCGGGGCGTCCTCGACTCGGTGTACGCAGGCGACAACAAATGGGGACAGTCGCTCGGTGTCAAATTCACTGATGGCAAGCTCGTCGACGGTGTGCTGATGGAGCGGTTGGACGAGAGCGGCGAAGCTGATGGTACGCTGAAGTTGTTCGCCTGGGAGCAGATGCCTGTCATCCTCGACAAGAACCTGTCTGCTGATGACGCTCCTGACGTCTTCACGGAGGAGATCGTGGGTAAGACCTACAAGTACCAGCTCGTGGGTGCTCGAGTCGAGGGCGAAGAAAGCAGCGACCCAGAAGATACCATTGATTTTGGCGACTTCATCATGTGGGAAGACGGTGGCAAGAAGCCATCGTCCACTGCAAAAGTGCTTGCTCAGATGCTGACGAACCTCGGTCGTGATTCGATCGTTGACCGCAACGACATCATGAACTGGTTGGCCGTCAACCGGATCGAGGCACGCGAGGATCTGCTTGGCCGAGAGCTTGAGGTGTTTAAAATCGTCAAACAGGGCGATAAGCACGACTTCCACAGTCCAGTGGTGATTGACACCAAGACCGGTGAACAGGTTCGGATCGGGAACGGGGGCAGCTCGCCTGCTTCTTCTGAGTCTCAAAGCAGTTCTCCAGAACCCGCCACGAAGGAGTCGTCTGTAGACACGAGTGATTTGGTGTCCGACCTTCCCGAACCAGTTGCTGACTTCATTGAGTTCTGCCAGGACTTCGGTCTCACCGATGAGGATCAGATTCGGACGAACCTCACCGAGATGGCAGAAGAGGATGGAAACTCGCTGACCGGTGAAATGGTCGACGAAGTTGGCGAAGACGAGATCGTGGCGACGATCCTCGAATAGAAGCGACCCCTTCCCAGTTTGAAAATGCATGAAAGCGGTGGGAGAGAGACAGCGAGCGGCACACTTCATGAAATTAAAAGAACACACAGTTAGCTACGGTCGCAAAGTCATGCTCCAGCAGTACGAGCCGATTGATGTCCACGAGAGCGTTACCGTCCAGTTAGAGGAGGGCGATGATCTCGAAGAAGTGAGCGCTGAACTTGACACAGTAATCCGCGAGAACGTGGAGCGCCGGGTCCTGAAGCGCGTCCTTCAGAAGAAGATGGAAGACGAGAAGGACGATGACTGAAACTGAGAAACCAGAACTCTTCCAAGTACTTCAGGCAGCGCAGGACGGCGGATTAGTTGGCGAAGAAGAGACTGCATTGACAGTCTTCACGGCAATGATCCGTGGCGGCATGGTCATCATGAACGGCCCCTCGCGGGTCGGAAAGACCTTCACCGTCACGCGAATGAGTCGGGCAATTCCAGACAGCGATGTGTACGAAATGTCGACTACAATGTCGCCTACGGCATTGTACTACGCCGCTGATGAGATCAACGCCTGTCGGGTCCATATCTATCAGGACCTGGCGAGCCTTCCTGACCACATCGAAGGCGTCCTAAAGGCGAACGCCGAGGGGCTACCGGCCTCTCGAGAAGTCACCGACATTACGTCCGGCGACACGGTTCGCATGACGATCAATCCCCCAGACTGTATCATCGTGGGGATTGCGAGCGATAACGAGAAGATCGATCTCAACGACTACCCCGAGCTGCGAAATAGGGGCCTGATCGTCTCGTGTGACGCCAGCCAGGAACAGACCGAGCGTATTCTCGACAGTCAGGCTGACACGCTCAGTGGACTGAAGAAAATGCATCTGACTCCTGAGCAGCTGGCTGGTATTCACGAGTACGTCAAGGACATACCCATTTCGCGGTATGCTCGAGACGACTCTCTGGGAACCATTCTAAATATCCCTGGTGGTCGCCCACTTCGCGAACAGGACCCAGTTCCGACGCACTTCACGGAGGCACGTGACGACTACATGAGGCTGAACGACTTCATTGAGTCCGTCACGCTGTTCCACTACGCCGATCGCATGGAGATCCTGCATGACGGTCAGCCCGCGTTGTTGGTTACACCAGCCGACGTCTGGCACGGGATGCGGATCTTCGGGAATCAGATGATTATGTCGGCACTCAACCTCAAGGAGATCGACAAGGTGATTCTCGAGTTCCTTCGCGAAGAGAAGTCGGCGTTCACGGTCTCGAAGATTCAGGCGAAGATCCGTGCTGACGGGTACAACGTGACCGATCGAGATGTCCACGGTGCGCTGAAATCGATGAAAGGGAAGGCGTACGTCGACGTGAATCAGGCAGATAACCCACAGACGTGGTACGCAACGGGATTCGCTTCTGTTGTTGACCACCCGGCTGCTGTGGACTACCAGGCGCTCGTCGATCAGACTGAAAAGATTGCTCGAGAGGTTCTCCCTGCCGGAGAAGCGGAAGAGTACATCTACCGGTTCTGTCGCGGCGAGGGGCTGATCGTCACCGATCCGATCAACGGCGAACAGGTGAACATCGCTGAGGATACCAGCTTCGCCGAGCAGCTTGAAGAAGCCGAAGAAGAACTCGAGGATGTATTGAACACGCCTCTGTGGGGAACTGATGAGTCCGAGAAGGCGGACGACGAAGAAGAAAGGGAGGAAAATGAGATCGAACTTAGCGGCGACAGACCCCAGAGTGCCGCTGAAGCTGAGGCGACTGCTTTCGAGACGGTTGAAGGCAGCGAATCCGGTCAGGGAACACTGCTGTGAGCATGGATGAGCAAAGAATTGACGTCAGCAATTGGCGTCTGGTGTTCGACATATCCACGCCGAGTAACAGCTCACCAGCGCGAATGCGATTCACCGGTTAAGATAGCAGCACAGTTGAATAACGCAGAAGGAACAGACATCCCCCCGTTTGTGAGCGTGTATGGCTTCCCGGACGGACATACGACGGACGGCGCGATACCAGCCATTGATACGCTGTTCATTGACTTCGACATACCGAGCGGCGGCGAGTACCGCAGTTCGGACCCAGACCCACAAGCGTGGTATCGGGATATGTCGGCGCTCCTAACCCGTGTGAGGGAGGTCTGCCGCCTTCTCGAAACAGAAGGTTCGGCGAAACACTTCCGAGGTGCACTGTCGGGACACAAAGGCGTCCACCTGTACTTGGATTTCCCCGTACTCGATTCCCAGGAAGGGACGATGCGCCAGTTCAAGAGCGGCATGAGAACGTACTCTGACGAGCTAATCTCTTATCTCGAGTCAGAGACGTATCTTGATCTGGAGCCGTGGGTGGACGTTGACAGTAGCGACTTGGCCCGGCTCTGCCGGATGCCAAATACGCTGCATCTTGGGGCAACTCGAGCCTTCAATGAAGATCGGTACTGCGTTCCCGTATCGATCAGAGAACTTGCCAATATCACGCCTAACGAGTACGTGAAGCTCACTCGTTCACCGAGAGTTGTACCGGAAGACTGCCACCGTAATCCGTCCGAGAAGGCGGCCTCAATTCTTACTCAATATATTCGAGAGGCAAGCAGCGGACACTCGTTCAGCTCGAGTAACTATGATCCGAAGGCAGTCAAGCGGTACGAGAAGGAACAGAACGAGAACATTACGATCGACGACTTGCCCTTCTTGATGCACGGAAAGCCGTGTATCAGTGGATACAGAGACCGAGCTGATAAATTCAGCTACGGGGCGGCAAGTCACGCGATGGAATTAAACGTCATCGCCCATCTCACTGCGAAGAACGTCCCGGTCGACGTGATCGTGGAGTTGTTTAGCGGCGACGATGAGTTCGATGAAGCATATACCCGAGAACAGATCAAGAAGGTCATCGCACACAATTACAGCGAGTTCAATTGTGAGACGATCAAGGAGCAGGCTCCGATGTTCTGCGGGGAATGCGATTGTGAATATAATAGCGAACCCGAGATAGAAGCCACTCGCGAATAGCGCCCTTCTCGCACATCTTCGCTATCACTACCTACACCTACATGAGTTACAACTTAACACCAGCACAGAGATCCGTCTACGAGCTACTCCCCGCGACCACCGCAGAGGTGGCCGACGAGTTGGGGATCTCCGAATCGACGGTGAGAGACCACTTGCGGGCTATCAACGCAGAGATTCCACTTGTGAATCGCGACGGTGTTCGATACCCAGCGACTGAGCTTCGAACGCTCGAGTCGCATCCGACGAACTACAACCGCCCGGCGAATCACGCTTCGAAGTCCGCACAGTCCAAAGCAGCAAATGCTCACCTTGGTGAGCTGAACGACCGCCTCGTCCGGTTGCTCAACCAAAGCCTCCCAGCAATTGCTGACGGTGGCCTCGAGTACAATCCCAGCAACGAAGATGTCGTAATTCACCGATCTGACGACCACATTGGTGCTGTCGTTGAAGACGAGTTCGGCAACGTGGTGTTCAACAAGGACATTGCTGCTGAGAGAATCCGGTCGGTCACTGATTCGGTGATGAACCTGATCGATCGGGAAGAGAAAGCCGATCGGAAGTTCGATACCGCTCATCTATTACTGGGCGGGGATACGGTGACTGGAGAAAACATCTACAGCCACCAGCCCCACGAGATCGATCTCACGCTCGACGAGCAGATCGACTTGGCCTGCGAGCTGTACCTCGAGCAGATCCGTCGTCTTTCCGCCCGCTTCCCGAGCGTTCAGGTGGTTTGTCAGCCTGGAAATCACGGCGAACTTCGTGCAAACGGGATGAGCCAGATGGCTAACGCTGACCAGATCGTCTACATGATGCTCGATCTCCTGGTCCGTGAAAGCGACATGGAGAACGTCACGTTCATTCGATCCGGCCCGACCGGATTCGTGAACTTCGAAATGCGCAACGGCAAGCATCGTGGACACCTGCGCCACGGACAGAACTGCTCGGCCCACATCGGAACGCCCAGCGCCCAGAACAAGTGGCGCGGATGGCAGATGCAGCATCAGTACGACGTCGCCTACCGGGGTCACTACCACGAGTTCAAACTGGAACACGTCATGAACCGTCCTGTTCTGATGTCTGGTTCGATCTGCCCACCGGGTGAGTATGAAGAGAGCCTGAGTGTGTGGAGCGAACCGGCGGCAACGATCCACGGCGTGACCGACGAGTACTCGCTGGCATGGCTGTACCCAGTACAGTTTGGACACGAACAACACAGCAAGACCGTAGATACAGAACTTCTGACTGCTGGTCTCTAAGACTCACTACGTAAGAGCTATTATCTACCACGACATGAAGACTATCAGTGAATCCAGTAAATCAGGAATCGAAGCAGGAAAAACCACCACGGGGTCGGCACTATGAAGACCGACAACGTGGCCGTTCGGGAAGCGGACGGAGTGTTCTACGCCTACTATATCGGCGAGGATGCCCCGCTTCTCGATACGGTAAGCGCCACTCGAGAGGGTGCAATCAGTGCTCTCTACAAAGAGTGGAAGCAGTTCCGTCGTGTGGTCGACGGGTCGGTCGAGGCACACGAGGTGTCTCATGGGTGCTGACAACCACTCGACCTCTATTCCCACTAATTTCGAGGAGGTCGAAGGTACGCAGCCCAGTGAAATTGAGACGAACACCGGGGATCATCGGGTCTACCATTTGTGGATCGCCGAGGTTCCCGGTGCTGATCTAACACCCACGTACATCTACATTCGGGCAGATTCACTGTCTGAGGCGTGGTTGAGAGCGCAGCACATTGGAATGACGTTCGGTGTAGTTCATCCTGCCCAGGTTGAGCTGCACCCCGTCGAGCTGTACGTCTGAGAATACCCCCTGAGAGAAATCTACCTAACCCTAAATCGAAAATGCACGTTGACCGACGCAACACCCGAGCGGACCACTTCGCAGTTACCGATGTTGACCTTCGCGGCGATGGAAGCCCCATCATGCTGTCGCTACCCGGTGGCACGGTCGTCTCGAAGACGATCGAGTACACGACCACGATGTGTCCAGAGTGCGAAGACCACGAGGGAGAGAACACGATTGCGGCCTGGACTGACGATCTTGGAGATGAAATCTGTCCGATATGCGGATTCATCTGCAACGGGAACCGCAAGCAGATGTGGCCAGAAGACTTCAACTTCGGATCTCGAGGCGGATTTGAGGGAATCGATGCGCCCGCTCTGAACGACGCGGCACCGATGTACCCGTCTGCCATCCCAAGCAGAGATGGTGAATCTGAGGGAACGGTCGGCCCAGAATACGGACACCACTAATCTAAGACTCACTATGTTTGAGAAGCTCCAAGGTCTACTCGGAAAGGAATCGGTTGAAGAAAGCGTCTCCCCAGCAGACATTGCCCGAGACATCAACGCACTCCATCAGTCGATGGATGAAATGAAGCAGTACTCGCTGGACACAATGACCTGGCTTGCAGATGAGCAAGAACGTCTCGAAGAGGAAGGTGAGACCGAGATCGCCGAAGAGCTTGACGATCTCATGCTGTACGTCCAGACCGTATTCCTTCGGATCGAGTACGGGGATCAGTCCGTTCGGCCAGACGCAGAAGAGAAAATCGAAGAGGCTGGTGAAAGCGTCGACGACGTTCTCGAGGCTGCCAACGATTCCGAGGGGAGCGAATGACTCGATATGTTCGGGAGACTCACTGTTACAGTGGTGATGGTTTCGACGTTGATGGACACATCATCGAGGTGCTCAACCATTCGGAGCTACGTAGCAGCGTCACGGTACTGGTCGAGAAGGCGGACCCACAATTCGTTGTTGAAGAGACCGCCCCGCTTCCCGAACGAGTAAGTGACGACACTCAGGAGTCCCCTCAGAAGCTGATCTTCTTCTGTAACGCAGAAACGTCAGACGGAGAGCAGTGTACCAGGGAAGTTGAAGAGTGCGGAGATCGCTGCTGGCAGCACACGCTGGAGAATGAGGAATGAACATCATCGTTCTTTCGTTCCTTGCAGCACTGTCTGTCGGCCTCCTCGTCGGTGTACTGTTCACCGTCCTTGACTTCCCAATTCCCGCGCCACCAACGTTTGCTGGCGTCATGGGCGTAATTGGGACCGTTCTCGGACTGTTCCTTGGACACCAGATATTGCTCCGGGTGATCGGGTGACTACCTCGATTCCGTGGAGCGATGTGAAGACGCTGAATATTGACTTCGACCACACGATCACGGATAGGACAACCGACGAGTACCTGCCACCCTGTGAGCAGGAACCGAACACTGATCTGATCGAGAAGCTGCACGACGCCTACTACGACGGGAAGACGATCATCGTCTGGACGGCCAGACCGTGGTCAGACGCCTCCCAAGTCGCCGGTATGCTGACGCTGTGGGGAGTTCCATTCCACGGTCTCATGATGGCGAAGGGTGGCTCCGATATGTACGTGGATGATAAGGCCATGCGACCGTACGAGTTCGTCGATCAGCCGTCAGAGCGTGATGAAGATCAGTGCCGGTTAGATGAGCTGAAATAAGCGGATAGCTCCCCGTAGCGCATGAAAAGGAGATGAAAGAGGGAGTGACCACTACAGAGAGAAATGCCAATACAAGAGATACACGAACCAGAGCCAACGCCAGATACAACGTGGGCCATTTGGATTCTCTACCCCGGTGTAGATGAAGACGATAAGCCGACGAAGTACACTGGCGTTGTAGACGTACTGAAACTCCCGAACGGGACAATCAAAATAGCACACCACGACGGCGTGGTGTCAGAACGCGGAGGAGAGATCATACGAATGCGCCAAGAGCACCTTGACTGACAAAAACATGAGTGACAACCACAAGACGGTAACTGAAATTCTGGAAGAGAGCGCGGAAACCTACAAGATGAAGAACGCGGACTATGGCCGTTCTTGGCAGAACATCGGTCACGTCCTTCACACGCTCGCTAACGAGCAGCCAGTCGTTCTCAAGACACCAGAAGACTGGATCGCAGTCGGGCTATTCACCCGACGCCTGGACAAGATCGCCCGCAGCTTCAACATGGATCTACTCGATCATGATCCGAACTTCGAAGCGGCGACCGATGCCGACGAAGACGAGTCAGTCTACGCTGCCATGCAAGCAGAGAACAAGTACGACAAGCGGCGGCTGGCAAAGAAGGCTGAGAAACACGTCTATGTCGTCGATCCCGAGCGCACGGAATCTGATCCGACTGCTGAGTACGAAGAGGAGGACGAATCATGAGCGCCGATCTCGATCAGATGATCGCTCGCGTCGACGAGCAAATCGGTGCGAACATGGCTGTTCTCTCTGTCTACAACCGATCAAAAGCCGATCGTGATTACCGAGCGTTGACGTTCGAGAAGGCGACCGGCGAGGCATTGCTGTGAGCGTTCACAGAATGTCCTCGGCCTTCAGTAGCCAATATCCGATCCCCAAAATGCCGACTGTCAAAACTGGTAGCAGCAACGGAATCAATGCCCAGTTTATCATATCAAAAATATACCGGGTATGCTGTATTAAATCACCAGGGTGGGGGGTATCCCGAACATATTCAACCGACGTGGAGGCTGGGTGATGACCTTCTCGAACCGAGAGGTGCTCGTTGAAATTCTGACGCACGCACGATCGCAACCTCGGTGCGTCATTGAGTTTACCACCGACGAAGATGGTGAGACGACGGTAGCCGACATCACGAGTCACGTAAAGCAATTAGAGGAAATGAACTGATGCACTGGATTACGTTTGACCATCCAATTGAAGGATCGCCCGTAGGATTCCGAACGTGGATCTACGACGATGAGACCGTGGCAGTGAACCCGGACGACTTGATGCTCGAGTGGGCTATGGGTTCCCCCGAGTATCTGGATGAGATCATAGAGTCACAAGGCGATGAGTCTTGGAAGGAGACAGCAGATGCCCGATCAGAGTGACGTGCTCGGGGATCTGCGCGAGAACGCCGCCGATGGCGAGTTACCGTACATATCGAAGTCGCGTGTAACGACATACAAGACGTGTCCACGTCGCTTCTACTATCAGTATGTGCTGGGGCTTCGGACCCCGGATAACTACTACACGAAGCGCGGTCGGCAGGTCCACAAAGCGTACGAGTTGTACTACGAGAACCTTCTCGAGCACTACGCCGACACCGGGGAGATCCCCGAGGATCTCACTGAGTTGTTGCCCGAAGACGTGTCGTTGTGGGCTGACTGGATCGAGCCGTACATCTCGAACTTCATAATGTTCGAAGAAGCGCGGCGCGAAGCAGCTCCCGACGCCGAGTCCTTCCTACCAGTTGGAGTGGAAGCGGAGGGGTGGGACTGGGAACAGGCACCGCCGCTCATGGGTTACGCTGATGTAATCCTGAATGCCTCGAGTGTACCTGAAGTACAAGCCGATGAAGGAGTCGTAGTCGTGGATTTCAAAACTGGGAAGACACCAGACAAGAAGTACCGCGATGACGGGATTTTCTTGGAAGGAGAGTACTACAGTATGCTTTTTTCGGATGACTGGGACATAGCAGCGGTTGCCGGGTACTTCCCGATGAACGACGACTTCCTCGTCAGCGAGTTGAATGCGGAGCGCCGTTCTCGAATCAAGACGTATATCGAAGAGATGACCACGGGAAAGATTCGCGAAGACTTCCCCATATGTGAACAGCCATTGTGTAAGTGGGGAAAGGACGACGACCAACAGTGCGATTTCTACTCCATCTGTAGTTCGCGTTGGGGGAAGTTCGACGGACCCGGACCCACCTACGACTGAGAGGAATATGAGCCAAGTACAACAGACCCTATTCAGCGACAGCTATAACGATTCACACAGACCGCTTCTGAAGCGGTTACGCATAGTCGACGTCATCACGACGGTCAATGGAGGCACTGACACAGCGTATGCCGCAGCTCGCTCTGGCGTCATTATCGGAATACGATCGAACTACCGCCGACCACCGAGAGACGTGTCCATTGATTTCGTTGACTGGCCGTTCACAGAAGTAGAGAGTCCCGACGACGTAGAAGCCACCTTTGAGAAGCATCTCGAGGTAGTAAAGAGAGAACGTCCGAAGTACGCAGTAGCACCAGATATTGACGAGAACGTTGGTTACACCGAGGCAATCCGCTACGCTGTGCAGCTCGACGAGTACTGCGAGACCGTGATCGTTGTGCCGAAGAGCATTCATCCGCTGGACGTTCCCGATCGGTTCCGTGTCGGTATGCCGTGTCAGGAACGGTTCGGTGGAACGCCACACCCCTGGAGCGAGTACCGCGATTGTCGCGAAGTTCACGTCCTGGGTGGCCACCCAACGAAGCAGTTCCAGACCGAGAAATACTACGTTCCCGTTCGCTCCGTAGATACGGCTGTGCCGATCTCGAGGGCACGCTGGGGCGACGTCTGGTCGTTCTCCGACCGGAAGTTCTTGCGACAGAATCGCGGCTATTACGGTAGCATCCAGCGGAGCTTTGGGAATATCTGGACTGAGTGGAATGGAGTGGATGTCACGCTTGGTCGACGAGAGAGAATGAGATACAGAAAGCCCGAAAGTGCCTATGATCCCGCCCCCTTCCCGGACGAGACCCTGCTCGCACCCGGTGACGATGTTCCATTCCCAGGTCGCGTGTGGCATATGGAGAATTAAACTATAGAGAACGTGACTGTCTGTATTAGCGGCAAGGTTATTACCAATAAAAATCTATTGGTGTCAGTTACTGGGGCAACACGGGGTTATGGGGACAACAGTAAATGACCGGGTTGCTCTGGTACGTGGATTCCCTATGGACAAGCGTAACTACACTCCACAGATCAAGGTGGCAGAAACCGATCAGTTTCCCTTATCGCCTGGTCTTGCAGGGCTGTTGAAGGAGAAGTGTTGCTCTGAAGAGCCTGATGCACGCTACAAACATGTCCGACTCGATGAAGATGGTAACTGGCAGATGGACGACCATCTGGAGTGCTATCTCTGGTATCCTGGTAGCCCGTTGCAGTCGTGCTTCTACGAGGTAGTCGAACACAGAATGTGCTGTGGCGAGATCAAGCCTGTTCGCGAGTACTATCAAGTTGAGTACTATCGGATTCCGAACCTCCTCGCGAATTTCAACTCGAAGGAAATCAGGGGTGGCCATGCCTGGATTGTCACGCAAGTGAACAACATCCAACTCGAGGAATGGTACAGAGCGAACGGCGTTCTGGACTTCTCTGAGAGTGTTCTCGACGAGATACAGAATCAAGAAAAACAAGAGAATGGTAAAACTATACGTAACGAATGTAACAGCAGCATGGAACGAAAAACGAAACGAGCAGACGATTAGGTTACACGGGCGGGCGGCGGATCGCGGCTACGAATCGATTGAGATTTTCGGGTTTTCACCACACTTCTACGCGCCCACGCACGAGATCGAGAAGCTGGGCCGCACGCTGTTCACACATCAAGAAGTGACTGGTGTCGAAGAGTCTGGCTACGAATCCCTGTTTGGTGACGAACTGGGCCGCATTGAGGTCCGTAACCACTGGGATGTCAACGAGGTTGCGAGCCTATTCGACGAAACGTTCCAGACGGACCCCTACCTGACAAACACAGCACGGGTAGAATGGGGGCTGTTCACGGGCGTTGAAGCGCCAGCATACGAAGTTCACTACAGCGAACTCGAGTCGGTTGACTTCACGGTCCCGACCCGCGTCATGACGTTCGACATTGAAACGGACGATCGTGGCGAGTTCCCTGAACTGGGAGAGCGAGCAATTCTCTCGATTGTGGCTCACGACAGCTACACCGACGAGACGATCGCCTTCGTTGATCTCGCGGGNTGGGTCGCCCCGTAGAAGAAGCGTTCCCGAACGGGAAGCCGGAGGGAGTCGATGCCGTTCACTACGACAGAGACGAGAAGCGAATGCTGATCCGCTTCGCCTGCTGGGTCAAAGAAATCTGTCCTGACGTCATCACCGGGTGGAACATAGAATCGTTCGATATGCCGTATCTTCTCGCTCGGATGGATGCCTTGGACGTGGACACCGATCGGATGAGCCGAGAGGGATACGCTCGAGTGACAAAGCGTGGCCACGCCAGGATGAAGGGCCACAGCATTCACGATATGCTGATCGCCTACAAGTCGACGAAGCGGGGCGAGCTGCGCTCCTTCTCGCTCGATGCAGTGGCAGAAGCCGAACTTGGCGAGAAGAAATTGGACCACAGTGGGGAGTCGATCTACGAGATGTGGTGCGACGATGTGGACAAGCTGATTCGTTACAACGCGAAAGACGTTCGCCTCGTCGTGGAAATTGACCGGAAATCCGGTGTGCTTGACTTCAAACAGGCACTGCGTCATGAGATCGGCGTCGATCTCGAGGGAACGACGGCTAACCACGAGTTCATCGACATGATGGCGCGGCGCAAACTCCACGAAAAGGGACTCATTGCGCCGGACGCGAAGCACGTCGAGAAGGACGAGAAGTACGAGGGAGCGTACGTGTTCCCGCCGTACACGGGAGTGGCCAAAAACGTGGTTGGGATGGACCTGTCGTCGCTGTACCCGATGACGATGGCCATGCTAAATGCCAGCCCCGAAATGGTGCTGCCGCCAGGAAACCACGAGGGACCACACTCGATCGCCCCGAATGGCGCTCGCTTCTCGCTCGAGAAAGATGGCATCCTCAAAGAGTTAGTTGACGATGCGATTGACCTGAAGGCCGACTACAAGGAGCTACGTGACTCATACAAAGCTGGCACTCCCGAATACGAAGAATACAGCGAGAAATATGATGTAAATAAGACAAAGACTAATTCTGTCTACGGCGTTTCGGGGTGGCCTCGCTTCTTCCTGTACGACGAGCGCGTTGCAGAGGGCGTCACGACGATGGGACAGGCAGTCATCAAAACCACTCAGAAGTACATCAACGAGCACACCGAAGGCCAGGTGATCTACGGGGATACGGATTCAGTTCCAATGAACGAACCAATACTCATCCGAGACGAGAATGGGAGCATAGATATTGTAGAAATTCAGGAACTTGACGGACGCGACGGAGACGTTGAAGTCTGGACTGAGAAGGGATTTACTCGCGTCAAGCGTGTCATCCGAAAACCGAACCGAAAGAAACTCTACACGATTCGCACAAAGAAAGGAGTCGTCCACGCCACCGAAGACCACTCGCTTGTTCGAGCGGATGGTTCCGAAGTGGAACCGGGAGAGTTGCAAGAGGGTGAGTCCCTACTACATCGAAACGTCTCTGACGCTTCAACCGATGTACAGACGGACCTTTCACTCGATCGGGCGTGGCTGTATGGGTTCTTTTGTGGCGACGGTTCCTCCGGTGACTACGCATACGATCACCCCAAGAACACAGATTGGGATACTCGAAAAACGTCGTGGTCCCTGAATAATAATAACCGAGAACTATTGCAGCGGGCTGCGGTGGCGCTGTCGAAAGAGTTTGGGGTCAATTCACGGATAAACGAGACGTTGGAATCCTCAGGGACGTACAAACTTCAGCCTTCGAACAATGGCAAGAGGGGGGCGGGGTCAAATGGTATGCTTCCATCACTGGTTAAACACTTCAACGAAACGTGCTACACCCCGAGCCGACAGAAACGCGTTCCACAAGATGTTCTGAACGGTGACACACAGGCAATCCAGGCGTTCCTTGACGGATATATGGCCGCCGATGGACACGTCGGATCGCGCTACTCAAAACGGTTCCATGAGGCCGACACGAGGCATCAGCCGCTTGCGTCGGGGCTTGTGTTCTTGCTTCAACGGATCGGATATACGTTCAATATCAACGTTCGGCAGGTCGAGCGTGACGGCGGCGTGACCGAGTATTATAAGCTCCGGTGTCAGACGAGTCACCGTGGCGACCCGAACGAAGTGAAGAAAATTGTTGATTACGAGTACGACGGAGAGTATGTTTACGACTTGGAAACCGAGAATCATCACTTCCACGCTGGTGCCGGGAACATCATCGTTCACAATTCAAATTACGTGAAGTTCTCCAGCGACTGGTCGAAAGCGGAATGTCTCGAGAAGGCCGCTGAGATAGCTGAGAAACTCAACACAGAAGTGTACCCGAAGCTTGCCGAAGAGCACGGAATCCCTGCCGCCGACAACCGATGGAACATCGAAGTGGAAGCGTACATGGAGAGGTACTTCCAGGCGGGCAAGAAGAAGCGCTACGCCTACCTCTGCACCTGGAAGGATGGCAACGACTGCGACCCGAAGGTGTCGATCACGGGCTTCACTCGCAGCGACATCTCGATGCTCACGAAGGAGTTACAAGACGAGATCCTCGAGAAGATCCTCCACGGTGCGACCGAGGTAGAGATTGGCCAGACGATCTACGAGGCCGCTCAGGAGATAACACCTACCGGTGCTGACCTCGAGCGCCTTGGTATCCCCGGTGGTCTCTCGAAGCCGATCGAGAACTACGCCTGGACGGACGGGACACCGAAGGCAGCTCACCCGAGGGGCTGCTGGTTCTCGAACGAAACCCTGGGCACGAACTTCGGTAGCGGATCGAAGCCGAAGCGTATCTACACAAAAGTGTACAGAGTGGATGGGTTTGAACACGAAATTGACGTGTTGTGCTTCGATGAGCCTGGAGAGCTTCCAGACGACCTCGTACTCGATACACAGCGCATGACGAATACAGTCATCGTGAATCCGCTCGGGAAGATTATCGAAGCGGTGGATGTTGACGTGGATGCCGCAATCAAAAACCAGCATCAAGTTGGTCTCGAAGCCTTCGTCTAATGACATTGTACTGTGAACGCTGCTCCTCGAGTGACAACATTAGCCGGTTTACACATTTCCCAGACATGGAAGACGAGTTCCTGTGCTGGGAGTGTCGCTGGCCGATTATCGAGAAGCGGCTCCATCCAGAACGATTTGAAGAGAAGGCCGCCCTTCTCGAACCAAAACGAGAACAAAGCAGTCTGAGCGATTTCGTGAGCTAAGAACATGGAAACAGCATGGCGAGTCGAAGAACCCTGCCCTCGATGTAACGATGACAGTGATGTATGGGTGTTCGAAAAAGATGAAGGGGAGAGGGTGAAGAAGTGTTATACCTGTCACTCGTGCGGCTGTGAGTGGTCAGAGATGACGAAACGTAGCTAACTAAAACAGAGCGACTTTATTTAGTAGATACCAGATGCCACGATTCACGGAAGGCGACCGCGTTCGGGTGGACATACCGAACGAGGCAGACCCAGATCACGATCGCTACCACGGTCGGCATGGGACTGTCGTCGAGATATTAGAAGATGATGCAGCTGAGGAGACAGGTCGAGAACAGGACGCCTTCTTGTTCAGAATTGAGTTTGACTCTGGTGACACAATGGACTTTCGAGGTCGGGATTTGCGACCGCCCTTAGACTGA